CCGCGCGAGCGAATACGGAGTCACGCTCCTGCTCTACAAGAACGCTCGGACGGATATGCAGATCCTCGACGAGGCGGTCGGGGCGGAGAATTGGCAGAGAGAGCACTACGAGTGCAAGGGAAATCTATTTTGCCGTGTCGGGATCAAATGCGACGGTGATTGGGTATGGAAAGCCGATTGCGGCGTGGAAAGCAATGCCGAGGCACAGAAGGGGGAGGCAAGTGACTCTTTCAAACGCGCCTGCACCAACTGGGGAATCGGACGCTCGCTCTATACGTCGCCCGAAATCAAGATTGCCGCGTCTCGTTGTAATATCAAAGAAAAGGGCGGAAAGAAGACGTGCTATGACAACTTTTTCGTCGAGGCGATTGAGATTACGGACGGGAAGATCACCGCACTCGCGATCAGAAACGAGGACATGAAGGACAAGAGCGGCGCTCCGATCCGGTGCTTTGCGTGGAGGAAATCATGATCGGCATCGTGCGGGAGATCACATTCGACTCAAGCGGTCGGCAGATCGTCTCTTTTACCGTGACGGAGGGGGACTTTCGAAAGCAGTACGATACATACAAGGACAAGCTCATTGACATCACGGTAAAGGTACATAGAAGGACGCGGAGTCTTGACGCAAACGCTTTTCTGTGGAAGTTATGCGAGGAGATTGCGAAAAATCAGCATATCACGAAAGAAGAGGTTTACCGCAAGGAGATTCGCGAGGTGGGGGTGTATATCCCCCTCCCGATTCGAGAGGACGCTCTCGCGTCCTTTCGGTCGGCGTGGGAGGGGCGAGGCGTCGGGTGGCTCATCGAAGACCGCGGAAAGAGCAAACACGAAGGGTATCGGCTCGTCTACGCCTATTACGGCTCGTCGACTTACGACACCGCAGAAATGTCTCGCCTGATTGAGGCGACGGTCGAGGATTGCCGCGTGCTCGGTATCGAGGTAATGAGCGAACGGGAACGCTCTCTTTTGGTCGAAGAATGGGGGAAGAGATGAAAAGCATTTTACGAACGGAAAAGGAGTGCTATATCTGCCTTCGCCCCTGTCCCGTACAACTGCACCACATTTTCGAAGGAAGTCGACGGAAGATCTCCGACCGCCTCGGGCTTGTCGTGTGGCTGTGTCCGAAGTGCCACGATGACATTCACAGAGAACCCGAACTCATGCTCCGGCTGAAGCGGGTAGCACAACGTACCTATGAAAAAGAACACACCCGTGCCGAATGGATGCGGGAAATGCAAAAGAATTATTTGGAGGATTGAATCATGGCAAGTTTTAATAAAGTGATTTTGGTCGGCAATCTGACCGCGACCCCTGAACTGAAGCAGACGAACACCGGGCTTTCGGTGTGCAGTTTCTCCGTCGCGGCCGGAAGAAAGTTTGCGAAAGGGACGGAGGCGGTCACCGACTTCTTCTCCGTCGTGGCATGGCGTGCGACGGCGGAATTTGTCGCGAAATATTTTGTAAAGGGGAATCCGATCCTCGTGTGCGGCTCTCTTCAGAATCGGACTTATACAGACGGCAAGGGCGAGAAGCATACCGTGACCGAGGTTGTTGCCGATGAGGTAGCATTCGTCGCTCCGAAGAGCGGAGCCGCTCCTGCCCCCGGAAACTATACCCCCGACGCCTACATGGCTCGGACGGAAGAGATCGACTTCCCCGACGACGTGCCCTTTTGAGCATGAACGGAAAGCGGGAACCCATGCGGGAGAAGGAGAGCGTGATGAAATATACGGCGTTTGAATATACGAAGTTGCGCCACGCGTATAAACAGCATTGCATTTACGGTATGCATCATTTTTGCGACGGGTCATCTGCTGACAGAAAGTATGCGGCAAAAAAGCCATGCCCGTATTTTAAGAGCGGCTGTTGTACGAAATCCGAGATTGCGGCGACAAAGGCGAATTTCAAGAAAGTGAGGGAGTACAAAGAGTATGTATAAAACACAATGCGAAATGATTCTCGATCATCTTTCGGCGAAGGGGACGATCACGCAACGGCAGGCGCTTCGCGAATACGGCGTCGCCCGACTCGCCTCCCGCGTGTATGATCTGAAACGACAGGGGCACAAGATCACACGGTACTTTATCCCGGTGAAGAACAGACGCGGGGAAGAGGTCAAGATCGCGTGCTACCGCCTGGAGGTGTGAGATGAAGATAGAGACGCAAAAGAGCGGGACGCCGCTCTCGGACGAGGAGACAAAACTGTTTACTGCCTTGCTTGTCAAAATGGGATATACAGTGCGCATCCGAAGAGAAAAGGACGGGGAAAGAACGAACAGAATCAAAAGAACCATTCACGCGGAGGAAGAAACATGACGAAAAACGACCTTTTGACCTATGCGAGGGCGGTAAAACACCTTCGCAACCTCGACGCGCAGATCCGCGGATACGAGGATGCCGAACTGTACAGCGCAAATAACCGTGCCCCTACTCCGTTTCCCTACGACCACGGGAACGCGGTCAGCCCCGATGTCCTCGCAGGCAGGGTGCAGAAGCGGGACGAAATGCAAAAGCGAAAGGAAGCCCTTGAGGCGGAGGCGGAGGAAGGGGTGCGGCGTGTTCTCTCTGCTTGCCATGTCCTAAATCTTTTTGAGATTGAATTTGCGAAACTTCGCTACATCGGAAAGAAGAAAAGTGACTTTCCGTATCCGCAACCGATAGAGGACTTTTTCGTCCTTGCAAAAATGCTCGGTATTTCACGGCGAAAATGCTTTATCGTTCAGCGCACGATCCTTGAAAAGATCGCGGAGATTCAGGTATAGCCATGAAGCATTTAGGGAACATCACGGAGATCCGCGGCGAGCGTGTGGCGGTCGCGGTAACAAAGAAACGAATAGGAGGAGAGGAAGATGAATGAAGAATTGAAACCGTGTCCGTTCTGCGGGGAAAAAGAGGATATTGACTATGGAATCATGACAGGCACTATGAAAGGGTTCGACTATGTTCAGTGTAAAACTTGCGGAGCAGAAATTCACGCGCTTCACAAAGGAAGATATGTAAACGCAATCGAAGCATGGAACAGGAGAGCAAGTGATGAGCAGATACATTGACGCGGAAAAAATTGAATATAAGACAGTTGCTTACCCCGTTTTTGATTTTTCTACGGGAATGGTGTACACAAAGTGCTTAGAGGGAGAATACGCAAGGCAAGAAGACATTGAGAGTCTGCCGAAAGCCGATGTGCAGGAAGTGAAGCGCGGGAAATGGGATGTAAAAGACCTCACGCCGTACTGCTCGATTTGCCATAGACCTTCGGAGTATGAATGTGACGGCGTTCATAGCAAACCGTTGTTCTGCCCCAATTGCGGCGCAAAGATGGACGGAGGCGAGAGCAAATGACTTGTAAAGACTGTATTCATCAAACTGCGTGTCTCGATTGGTGTAGAGGATTTGGGCAGGAAGCAGAATTATGCGAGCATTTTTCAGATAAAGCCGAGTGGGTTCATCTGCCGTGCAAAGATGGGGATCGGGTTTTCTCTATTGTAGTGCTCTGTGGAGAGACTACGATTGTCGCCGATCGCGTATCCGGCTTTATAATTGTAGGAGACACAGTCGACGTTATAACAAATTTCTATTTAGACGGCGGAACATGGGGGTATAACATATTTCCGACGCAGGGAGAAGCCGAAAAGGCACTTGAAGAAAGGAGCAAACATCATGAATGAAAACTATATCGTAATCAATGGGAAGAAAATCGAGCTGACAGAGGAACAGCTGAAGCAGTTGGGGATTGAGCCCGAGAAAAAGAGAAAGAATCCTTTCGAGAGAGTTAAACCGAATGAAAGATACTACTATGTAGAATCCAGCGGCGTCATCGAGGAGTATAACGATGCAAACGACACAGTAGATAATAAATTATATAAAATTAGCAATTATTTCAACTACGAAGCATTTGCGAAACAAGTCGCACTTCGTCAACTGATTTATCGTAAGCTGTTGAAGTTTGCGTATGACAATGAGTGTGAAGACACAGAAGAATGGGACGGGAGCAACACACATTGGACAGTTCGATATAATGGCAATCTCGATGAATTTTTTGCATATTCTCAAGAGCGCTATAAGGCACGGGATGTTTATTTTTCTTCCGAAGAAGGCGCAAAGCGTGCTATCAAAGAAGTTGTCGATCCGTTCATGAAAGAGCACCCCGAATTTGTGTGGTGATTAAGACATGACGATTGAAAAGGCAATCGAACGATTGCGCGAGGAATACGAAAAAGCACGCGCGGCGCAGTATGTTATCGATCCGGTTGCATACGCGCTCTACCATGTGTGGAAAGAAGCGGGCAAGGTGTCAGAGAAAAGGAGCACTGGCTAATGTTTTTGCATTACAACAACGGCGAAAAAGAAAAGTTGATTAAAGACATTCTTTGCATTCAGATTATCGACGGAAACGCGCCCGCCATAATCACTCTGAAAAACGGCGGCGAATTGAGAATACGTCTCGACCGAATCGAAATGATTGTTGACGATAGCGTATTGAAAGGAGAAGAAAATGAAATCCGTACTTATCAGCATACGCCCGAAGTGGTGTGAACTCATAGCGAGCGGAGAGAAGACGATAGAGGTGCGCAAGACGCGCCCGAAGATCGAGACACCGTTCAAGTGCTATATTTACGAGACGAAAGCACGGTCGGATATGCCGACATTCGTCGACGAGGACGGTCATGTGCTTTACACGGGGCGCGGGCAGGTCATCGGCGAGTTTATCTGCGATTACGTGTACGAAAATATATCTTACGATTGTGAAGCATCTTTCGTTTCTGTATCAGAACTCAAGAAATACGCAAATGGTAAACCGCTCTACGGTTGGCACATCTCCGACCTCAAAATCTACGACAAACCGCGGGAATTGAAAAAGCTCTGCGTTTGGAAAAAGTGTAATTCTTGTAAAATCAGTGGATACGAAAGCACCGCTTGTAGGTATGACGAAGATTGCAAAGTACCTGTTGTCATCACCCGCCCCCCGCAGTCTTGGTGCTATGTGGAGGAACTCGAATAACAAAACGCATCAATTCACAAATTATTCACAACAAACTTGCGTCAGGTCTTGATTTGCACTCCCATCTGTGCTAAAATGGTATCATGAAATAGGTATCGGACGACGACCGGCGGAGTGAAAATTTCGCGGTTGCCGTCCTTTTCTATTGACAAAAATAGGATATGGTGCTACAATGAGTATGAAATGGCAAGAACAAGACCACCCGAGAGACAACGACGGTAAATTCACCGATAAAGGTACGGGGACGCCGAAGAAGGTCGAATATCGGCAGAATACCCCCTACGAGAAAATTCTCGCGGACGATCGGGCGAGAGAAGCAGAGAGCGCGAAAGCGCCAAAGCCCGCGCTGTCCTTTTCCCCAATGAAGAGCGGAAAAGAATTCCGAGGGAAGTTGCTCGCGGCAAAGGAGCAGATCGACGAGGACGCCCGGTGGAGAGTGTCGAGCGATTACACCGAGTCGGATTATGAGGCGGAAGGGGTAAAGCTCTACGCGTCGGGCGATTCCGTGTATGCGCCGTGCGTGGCAAGGGAGCAAAGGGGCGCGAGATCCTTGCGGACGCGGTAGCCAAAGGCGGCGATCGTTTGGATGCTTTTGGGAAAGATCTTTATCTGTTTTATGCCCGCAACGGCTTTGCTCCTGTGAGTTGGACGCCGTTCAATGCGGAATACGCGCCTGAGGACTGGAAGAGTGCGAAGGCACACGGCTTTGATGTACAGGAAGAACCCGTTATCTTTTATAAGTATACGGGCAAGAGCACGCCATATACAGAGCGCACCTACGAGGACTTTTTACAGACGGTAAAGCCCGATGAAGGTGCGGACGGCTACGATAACGCTATGAGAAAGAGAGATAAAGAACTTGATGGATAATCATAGACTCACGAACAAAAACAGCACCTACGAGGAATTTGAGGCGGCGGTCTATCAAATTTTGTGCGATGATTTTCCCGGAGAAGAAGAGGCGGTAAAAAAAGCGATGGATTCTGTAAAAGAAGACGGAAAGCATATTTGGCAATACGCCAATGGATCGTCGGCTGGCGATACTGCGTGGGGGATCGGGCTTCTTGTCGAATAATCAACGAACAATTTAACACATAAAGGGAACCGTTTCGGAGGCTCCCTTTTTCTATGCCCGAAAGGAGGTGCCAAAGTGGCGAAAATATCGGTAAGGCAAAAGAAAAAGATCGTTGCGGAATATGCCGCGGGAAGCACCTTCTCGGCACTTGCAAAGAAGTACGGCGTCTCTCGGGCGACGGTCACGAAACTATGCAAAAACGATGCAGAATTTGCGCAAAAGATAGCAGATGTAAAAAACGAGAGCGAGATCTCCATGCTCGAATGGGTCATCAGCCGCGCAAAAACCGCGCAGGAGATCGTCGAGAATATCCTCGCGACCTTCACCCCCGACGAGATCAAAAAGATGTCAGGGCGCGACCGTGCGGGGCTTTTGAAAATCCTGATCGAGCAATTCACGCCGAAGGAACCCGTTGACAAGAGCTTTGATGTCCTCGGAGAACTGTGCGAAAAGATCGACGCGGCGGCAAAGGAGGGCGGAAACGGTGGGAAATAGTCTCTTTACCGACAAACAGCAAAAGGTCATTCGCGACGCGACGCATCGATGGAACATTCTCTCGGGCGCAACGAGAAGCGGCAAGACGCACGTCTCCTATTTCCTGATCCCGAAGCGAATCCGCGAGCATTGGGAGCATAACATTCTCTTTTGCGGCAAGACGCTCTCCACCCTCGACCGAAACGTTTTTGATCCCATGCGTGGAATCTTCGGCGCGGCGCATGTCGGAGCAATCCGCACGGACGCCTCGGGAAATCGGAAGATCACCCTTTTCGGCAAGTCCTGCTACTGCGTCGGAGCGAACGACGAGCGGGCGATCACGAAAATACAGGGGCTCGGACTCGGGTATGCCTATTGTGACGAGCTGACGACCTATCCCGAGAACTTCTTCGCCATGCTGAAATCCCGTCTCGATCTCGCGAACAGTAAGTGCGACGCGACCTGCAACCCCGAGTCCCCCTCGCACTTTGTCAAAAAGCATATCGACAACAAACTGCTCGACTGCTACAATGAGCATTTCACGATCTACGACAATACCTTTCTGCCCGAGGAATTCATAAAGAACCTTGAGAACGAATATCGCGGGACGATTTATTTTGACCGATGGATTCTCGGCAACTGGGTGAAGACGGAAGGGCTCGTCTATCCGCTCTTCCGGCGGGAGAGGCATTTTCTCACGCCCGCGCAATATACCGCGCTCTACGGGCGGCACGCGGCGCGCTATGTGATATGGGGTGGGGACGGCGCGACGACGAACGACGCGACCACCCTCCAGCCCCTCGCCGTACTTGAGAACGGTCAGGCGGTGCGCCTCGAACCATTCTATCATGACCCGAAGGTCAACGGGCAACTCTCAAACGCACAGCTCGTCCCCTATATCGCACGGTATCTCTCCGATCTCGAGGAGAAATACCGTTTTTCTATGTCGGGAGTGGAACACATGATGCCGATCGACTGTGCGGCGAGCGATCTCGTCCTGACGCTTGCAATGCACTTTCCCGACTACCATGTGCAAAAGTACACGAAGAAGGACATTTTGCAGACCTCCGATGTCGTCAACAACGCGCTCGGACGGAACGCGATCGTGATCCTGAATTACGGCGGGTATTTCAATTATATCGCGGGGCATTTCGTCGCGGGGGAGGATCAGCTCGTCACCGACCTTGAAAATATGGTATGGGACAAGGATAATAAAGGGTATGACGACACGGTGCCAAACGACTGCGCCGACGCATTTCGGTATGCAGTGAATTGCTATTATATGAACCCCATGAACCTTTGGGAAACGCCCGACCCCGCAGAGTATTACAATGCGGTATGACGCGGAGGTTTTATAACGCTTTTGTGCCGCCTGCGGCGGCGGAATGGAGATTTACATGACAAATTACGAGAATGCGAACGCGCGGGAAGGCATGGCGCCGTGGGTGAATTCCTCCGCGTTCAACGATCATTTCACCTATTCCTATATCAACCGATCCTCGTTTTATTCGATGGTATCGAAAGAGTATTATTCTTTCATGAACCGCTTCGTGAAAAATTGGCTTTGGTGGTATGACGGGTGGGTGCCCTATTTCCATAACGCGGAGCAGGGAATCCCATCGACGAAGATCGGCACCGCCCTCGTCAATCGCGCGGCAAAGAAGGTCGTCGGCGGGCGCGTCATGTTCAAGAACGCGGGGCGGGAGTCGGAGACCGAAGACCCGAACCGCGCGCTCTCCGCCATTTGCGCATGGAGTGACGAAGTCGGCTTTGAACGCACCGTAAAGGACGCCGTGAAGTATGCCGCCGCGGCGGGCACTTCCGCCGTAAAACTGAATGTGGACGGTGCGGGACTGTGGGCGGAGGCGCTTCGCTTCGATGCCTTCCTGCCCGTGATTGGCGCGCGGGGAGAGGTGCGGGAGATCAAATGCTTCCTTCGCTGTTTCACGAACCTCGGCGTCAGTGAACCGCGTGAGGGCGAGGCGTTCACTTCCTATTATGTCGTCGAATGGCGGCATTTCGCGGACTATACCACCGCGGACGGAAAGATCATAAAAAACGCACCCGTCGTCGAGTACGCTGTAAAGGCGCAGACGGGGAGTGTGACGAACGGAGAATTTCTCTCGCAGAATATGCGGGAGCGGATTCCCTTTGCCGAACTTCCGAAGAGTATGCGGCAGACCATCGGGCGGGCGTATGCGGGGATCTTATTCGACCATCCGATCCTTCTACCGTTCTCCGATCATCTCGGCGCGGAAATCGTTACATGGACGGAGGGGGTCAGTTGTCTGCCCGAGCTTCCCTTCGGGGAGAGCTTCCTTGCGAACATTCTCGCCGATCTCATGTCCTACGACTACTATCACGCCGCCGCAAATACCGATATGTACCTCGGGCGGGGCAGAGTCCTTCTGCCGAAATACATGACGGCGAAGAATACGGGAGAATACAACAGCGGCGTCGAGCGGATGCTCTATGTCAAGTACGACACGAACGACCCCGACAGCAAGACGCCGACCTTTTTGCAACCCGAGCTTCGCGCGGGGGAGTGGACGGAGATCCGCAACCGCCTGATACAGGATATCTCGGTCAATACAGGGCTGAACATCTCGACAATCGCCTCCTTTTTGAGCGACAGCACCGCGGCGAGAACCGCGCGCGAGGTATCGACGGAGGAGAACGAAACGGCGGAATATGTCAACGACCGTCGCGCTATCGTGGAAAAGCCGCTGAACCGTATTCTGAAGATCGTGACGCGCTACCTCGGGTACACCGACGATGTTGTGATCCGGTGGTCGAGCGCGGGGCTGACAAACCGTTACACCCTCGCCGAGATCCTACAGATCGGACTGTCGGCGGGATTTATCTCACGGAGAAAAGCGGTCGAAATGTTCAACTATGACGACGATATTCACCAGGTGGAAGAGGAGATCGGACGCATCGAGGCGGAGGCAAAGGAAGCCGAGCCGTCCCCCTTCGACTCTTTCCCCGGCATGGAGGGTATGAATGAAGAGAGCGACGAACCGAACCAGCAGGGAGGTTTTGACCCTGCGGGAGGCGCAGGAGAAGATCCGACTCGCGGTGAGAGCGTCCCGCCTCTCGGGGAAAGAGAGTGACACGGAAGAAAAGGTGCGAGAGATCATCGACGGCGCACTTTCCGCAATCCCGATCCCCGCACTTCGCACCGCCGCGCGGGTGTCCCTTCTCGACTTTTACCGAAGAGAGCGGAGAGCGTCCGCGGCACTGACTCTATCGTCTGCCGCGGTTTTTCTTTCTCTTTTGAAGATAGGGACGCGACGCGGGATTCCATCGCCGAAGGCACTCGAGGCGCCGCTTTCCCGCATGAGTATGCGGGGTGCCTATGAGACGCTGACCGCCTACGACGGTACGATCGACTTTCACAATATCGCGACGAACAACCTCCGAAAGTATACGGAGGACTACTATCGCGAGAACATCAAACCGACGCTTTCCCGCATGGAAAAAGAAGAGGCACTCGACCCCGACGCCGAGAACTATCTCGGACGGCGGCAGTCCCTCCTCGCGCGGGCGGAACGGGAAGTGCGATACAAGGCACACCTCGACGAGACGTCGGACTTGCGGGCGCGCGGTGTGCGGCTCGTTCTCATTTCCGCACATGCGAACTGTTCGGAGCGGTGCCGCCCCTTTCAGGGACGGGTCTTCTCCCTCGACGGCTCGGAAGGCGTGACGGAGGACGGGCGGTATTATGAACCGCTCGAGCGGGCGACGGACATCTACACGAAAAACGGAAAGTGGAAAAACGGGCTTTTCGGCTTCAACTGCCGTCATACCATGACGGAATACAAGACAGGCGAATCCGCCCCGCGTGTCTCCCCAAAAGAGGAAGAGCGCGAGTACCGCATAGATCTTCGTATGCGCTCAATGGAGCGCACGGTGCGGAAGTGGCGGGCGGCGGCAGAAATGTCGTTGTCCGCAGAAGAAGGAAAAAAAGCACGGCAGAAGGCGAGCGCATGGGCGGCGAAATACCGCGCCTATGCGGCAACACACGGTCGCGCCTTCCAACCGTCAAGACTGAAAATCCGATAACTGACAGGCAACGGAGACCGCTCCGACGCCTGTTTTTTATATCCTCCGGGCGACAGAGGAAAAACGGCGAAGTGACCGGAACAAAGAAGTCCTGTCGGCGTGACACGCGAGGAGCGGCGAGCGTCGGGAAACGGGCTTTTGCGTTTGGCGGTGGCGAATCTCTCCGAAGAGAAAAACAAATCAAACGAAAGGAATGTAAACGAAATGTTCGAGAAAAAGAACGCACAGACCCTTCTCCGTCTGTTCTCGGCACTCTCCGACGAGGAAAAGGAAAAATTCCTCGCAGGGGTGAACGGGACGGACGAAGAAACAGCAGAAGAGGCGCAGGACGCCGCGGAAGACGCGGAAAGTACCTCAGAGGGGAAAGATACCGCCTCCGAAGAGAGCGAGGCACAGACCCACGAAAGCGGCACGCAGAGCGGGGAAGAAACCGCTCCCGCACCCGAAGAACCCGCCGCGGAAGAAGAATCCGACGAAAAGGCACCCGAACCCGCCGCGGAAGACGAGACGGACGCGGCAGAGGACGCGGCACCCGCCGAAGAGGTGAAGAAGACGGAGGAGAGAGACGAAGCACTCCTCGCACGGATCACCGCACTGGAAGAGCTTGTCGCAAAGCTCACAGAGGCGGTAGGCGACGGGAAAGAGACGGACGATGGGAAGACCTTCGGCACCTCTCCGAGCGCCCCCGACGGCAATGACGACGCCCTCGCGGAGGACGATCGGATCATGCGCCGCTATTACGCAAAGCAGGGCTATCGCCATTAAGCGACCGCCCGCCGAAAACAAAACAAAAATAAAAATTCAAAACCGAAAGGAATCAAAAAATCATGGCAAATCAGTTTTTTTCTAACATCAACACCCCCGAGATCAACAGAGCCACGCTGAAGCGCGTGATGAGCTCCGCCGTCAAGGACAACATCTTCCAGGAGATCATCGTCCGCCCCGGTGAGGGCGTCGTCGAGAAATTCTCGAACGACACCGCCGCCGCGGAAATCCAGGTCGTCCGCGTCCGCCCCGACAATGACGAGGCGCGCGAAATCGGCGCGGACATCAACGGCGGTTGGTTCAACGCCGACGCCGCCTCGAACCCCGAGACTGCCGCCTACGGCATCCGTATCATCGACATGATCGACAAGTGCAAGGACATTCCCGCCTCCGAGCAGGACATGATCGCCGTCGATCTCGCCGAGGCGACGCTGAAGAACCTGACGGGCAAGGTCGCCCGCGGCGTCAATGCCGTTTCCGTCGGCGCCATGCTGACGAAAAACTTCAACGACGTTGCCTCCGGCAAGGTCGCGAAGAACTGGGTCGCCCTCGCGGATAACAACTACAAGGACGCGATTATCACCGCGGGCGTGCAACTCGACAGCGGCAACGAGGAAGAGGGAATCGACGCCTACCCCGATACCGGTCGCGCGGTCTATCTGCGCCCCGAGGCAAAGCGTCACCTCCTGACGACGGGTCAGATCATCGTCGGCGGCTCGAACTATGCGCAGGACATCCTTCGTCAGGGCGGCGTGGACGCCGAGACCCGTCCGAGCGTTGTCTCCACGGGCTACATCGGCGAGATCTCGAATATGCCCTGCTATGTGCTCTCTCCCGTCATTTGGGCGGCGGTCGAACGCTATATGGGGCTCGGCGCGGGGGCTCTCTCGGGCGTCCTCGGCGTGGTTGTCTCGGGTATCGGTACGGGTCGTGCCCTTGCTTTCAATGCGGCGATCAAGACGATTGACTCTCCGAACGGACAGGGCATCCGCATTCAGCCGAAGTATCGCTTCGGTGCGGAATGTTGGGACGCTCTCTCGGTCGTTCCGATCGTCGCTTCCGCTTTCGCGAACCCTGCGACCGCGGCGGCACCTCTCACCATGAAGGCACCCGGCTCCCGTAAGACGACCGCCACCCCGACGATTACCACCGCGGCAGGCGGAAAGTTTACCATTACCGGCGCGTCCGGTGCGTCCTTCTATTACACCGATGACGGCACCGTTCCGACGGTGAATTCCACGAAGTACACCGCACAGGTCACCCTCACGAAGTCGGCAACCGTCAAGGCGATCGCCGTCAAGGCGGGCGAGCTGACCTCCCTCGTCGCAAGCGAGACGGTTACCGTCGCCTGACGAAAGCAAAAAAAGGAGAAGGGCGGGACAAACCCCGCCCTTTTTCCCCTTGACAACATCCAAAAAGGAGTGTATAATAGAAATGCAAGAGTGGCATGAACAAGACCACCCCCGCGACGAAGACGGCAAGTTTACCGATAAAAGCGGCGCGGTCGGCACTCTCGACCCCCGCAAGATAGAATACCGCCAAAATACGCCGTATAGCGTCATTATGGCAGACGATCGTCGCCGCATGGCGGAGGAAGAGCGAAGAACGCGGAAGATCCCGCAACCCGTCGTAAAGCGTGGCGAAGAACTCGCGAAGATCCGCGAACTGACAGGCGTCGACGAGGAAACCGCGAAGAAGTATCAGGCGACTGTTTTCGAATGGTCGACACATCCGCACGATATTCGTAACGGAGAAGATCCCGAAGGGGAGAGAATCCTCGAGGATTATATCGCGAGGTCGTCAAAATATGGCGGCAAGGTATATCGGGGGATCTCTTTTGACGAAAGATACGGAAAAGAATATCTCGAAGGGCTAAAAACTCGCATGAGCGCAGGTATCCCGACGGATATGCTCGGGATTTCAAGTTGGTCGTCGGAGCTTGAATCCGCAGAGGAGTTTGCACTCGACGGGCACACAGGATTCCTTTTTGAGACGGAAAACGAAAGCGGAGCGCCAATTGCTTTTTTGAGTAATTTCTTTGATGAGCAAGAGGTCTTGCATAGTAAAAAGACGCAATATCTTATAAAATCCATCGACATTTACGATGCGAAAGCGGAGAAGAACAAAGACCATCACTATGTGTACAAGGTCGTTGCGGAGGAAGTATGAGCGAATTGAAAAGATTTAAGTATCACCTTTGCGAAAGATGGGCGAACGATCCGACGCACAATCGAATCGGATTGTACGAGACGGACGGAAGGCGTTATTACCTTGAAATGGAAGGTGACAAGTGCTATAAAGTATATGACGATAAAAGCCGGGTTTTGGTGGAACACACGCCAGAAGAAGAGGAAGATTTCAAAAGGTTCATGGAACGACTCCATAACGGAGAGACGATCACACCAGAAAACATTAACGAAAAGTAAGCCAACCGAACACACAAGGGAACCGTTTATGACGGCTCCCTTTTTCTATGCTCCGAACAGAATCGTCGGTGCAATTCCGACAAGAGCACAAGCGGGAGAACCCCGCATTTTTTGATATTTACCGCCTTCGGGCGAGAACGGAGGAACTTATGCAACCCTATTCCGACGAAAACATGATCTTTGACGAGGTGACGCGGCACTTCGTCCTGACCGAGCACGCCTTGCAGACACACGGCACGGACATTCGCCGCCGCGTGTCACGAAACAAAACGATCGACGCGACGGGCGTTATCAACCGCCTTTGCACCCGCGTCTCGGAGATGATCTATACCTACCTTCACACCTTCACCATGAACAACGCGGAGCAGGACGAGATCATCGCGACGGTGGAGGCGTGCCGTCCCGTGATCTTTTCCGCCCTTCTGAATCAGGCGGAATATCTCCTTATGAACGGCGACTTTTCGCGCTCGGCAGAACCCGATAAGCGGAAGTTTGCCATCGACGAGACGGCGAAGTCGGTGCTTGATACCGTGATCCCGTGCCTCGGCGTCTCGATCACGTATGCGGGGGCGGGTGGCTATGGACTTTCTTGACATTCTTTCGGGGCGTTTCTATCAGACGAACCCCGCGAACTATTACGAGAACCTGCCGACGCCTGAGATCTTTCCTGCCGACCCGAGCGAGAGCGTAGAGCCCGAGCCCTTCGACTTCGAGTTTGTCGACCCGACCGAATGGCATTATAAGCAGCTCCTCGGCGGGCTGATCGACCGCGAGGCGGCGACGGCGACCGTCAAGACGCGAGACGCGATCCGCTTTCGGCAGAGCGGCTATGTCACCTTCGATTCCCGCCTTTTTGCCATTCTCTCGGTCACGCAGGACACCCGTGCCGCGAGCCGAGAGGCGATGCGCTATACGCCCGTGCCCCTCGGCACAGAATACATTCTTCGCCTTGTGGAGATCGAGAACCCGTGGGGGATCGATCGATGAAGCTCTCCTCTCTCGTCTCGGCGGGTGCCGCCTACCTTCGCAAGGTCTGCCCGTGGCAGACGGGAAACATGGAGCAGAGCATCAAGGTCGAGAAAAAATCCCGGTCGGAATATTGGATCTGTATTCACGCCTCCGACGTCCCCTATGTGTGCTATACCAACGAAGAGTGGCAATCGCCGAAGTGGAAGGGCAAGAAAAACCCGAATGAAAACTGGATCAGCGACGCCGCGGTGAAGATTGCCGAGACGATCGCCGAAAAGCTCGGCGGCACGGTGAGCGGCACCGAGAATTTCAAGCGGGCGGATGACCTGCCCGCGCGGCTCCACAGAAAGGCGGACAGAATCCGCTTTGCAAAACTCACGGAACAAACCGAAAGGAAAACGAAAAAATGATCTCTCTCGCAACACTTGCCGAAAATCTTGAAAAAGCCCTGAACGACGGCGTCGATTCCTCGGGGCTGAACGGTATTATCAAAAATACCGCCTTCACCTTCAAAATCCATGTCGACACGGCGGAGAAGACTCCCGCGGTGCGAAAGGAAGGGACAAACAGCGTCGAATATACCATCGACGGTATCTTCCGACAGACAAGTTATGAGTCAAGCGGCACGGCACAGGATCTCTTCACCGCGACGATGGGTGTCTCCGTCGAGTTGCTCATTCCTTTCGCGAATGTGCGGAACGTGACAAAGCCCGACAGGCGGGAGAGCAAGATCATCGAATGCGTGCGGCGACTGACAGACAACGCCTTTCACCTGACGGAAGCGACCGTCATGCAGGACGCCCCCGCGTCCGTGGAAAGCACCGCGGACAGTTATTTCGTCACGACGAATTACGAACTTGTCGATAGCGGGCAGAGAGACACGCGCGAGGTCGTCGGGGATTCCTATACGATGACCTTTTTCGTCGATTATACCTTTACGGCAAACGGATTTCCTTCGGACGATCTCAAAATCAGTGTGAGAAGGGAAACCGACATCGAGGAGAACGCAATTACACTGTCCCTTCCGTCCTATACCATCGGACGCAAGACGATACAGAACGGGAACATGCTCCTCACGGGCAACGACGACGGCGTCTCCCGCGCGGTGGTCGACGGTACCGCACTTGTCATCTCTTTCAACCGTGTCGCGCAAAACTCGGGTTTTGACGCCCTCCTCGATGAGTATCTCTTGGGAGGCAAGGTGATCCCCCTCACCGTCACAGTGACGAAAGGGAAAGACGATTACAAGTATACCATGGTATTCTCGGAGGGCTCTCTCGCAGGCGAGAACGGGCTTGCGGCGTCGAACGCGATCTCCCTTGTCGAATACTTCGACATCGAAGCAAACGCAAAATAGGAGGAAAATATGGCGGACACAAGCTATTATATCAAGATCTCGGTCGACGGGGACAAGAAAAGTGAGAAAAAGACCTCCGCGTCGACGGGTGACGGCTGGCAACAGCAGGCGAACCCGAAGAAGAAAAAAGAGGAGGGCAGCATCGGTCTTGTCGGCGGGGCGAAAATGCTATTGAACTGCGCCGCCGTTCGCTCGGTCGCGCAGATCGGCGGGCAACTGATCCGTGCGGAGTTGAACCGCGTGGAACTGCGCACGGGAAACGCCCGCTTACAGGCAAAGCAGAACTATACCATCAACCGCGCCCTGACCTACGGCGCCTATACCGCCTCGATCGGGATCGGCATCGCAACGGCGAACCCCGCGGCAATGGTCGCGGGCGTCATGGGCTTCGTCAATGAAGGCGTCAGGATCGCGAACGCACAGAAAGACATCGACATCGCAAAGCAGGTCGAGAGCGTCGGCATCGGCATGGCAAACGCCCGCGCCGGTGCAGGCAGAAAAACCTATTGACAATCCGGCGAAAGGAGGATATAATAAACATGCAGACCTGGAACGAACAAGACCACCCGAGAGATACCGACGGTCGATTTACCGAGAAAGACGCCACCGCCCGCAAGATCACCTATCGGCAGAATACGCCGTATTCGAAGATCCTCGCCGATGATAAAGCGAGGGAGGCGGCAGAAGAGCCACCGCTCGACTGGAAGCCCGTCAAAAAGAAACCGATGGGCGAACGACTGAAAGGGCACGATTTCTACACCGGCAACATTGCCGACGCGGAAAAGGGCGCCCCCATGTCATTTACACAGGCGGACGGTCACCGTTGTAACCCGAAGTACGGGACGGGGGAAGGGTACGACAAAAACTGCCAAACATGCACCGCGGTATATCTCGCACGCCTCCACGGCTACAATGTCGAGGCATTGCCGTACAGCGAAGATTCCTATACCGACCTGCTTGCCAAGCACCCGATTGATATTTACATAGACGAGGACGGGAACTCTCCGACGCCGATCACCGCGGACAAGGAGCAGAGCATCGCCGACTTCCTCGAGAAAAATACAAAGCCCGGACGGCTGTATGCGATGACATACCTTCATAAAAACAAGAAGAACGGGCACATTCTCACGGTAGATAAAATGGGCGGAAAATTTCGCGCATACGACCCGCAAACCGGAATGACTTTCGACCTTCAGGATTTTTCCGCCGAATTAAAAGCACGAAATACTTCCGCACACACCCTCTACGACATTACCGATTGTAAGGTGGAAGAGGGGTATGCAAATAAAATTATGAGAAAGGTGAAAACAGATGAACGATGAACTTATGAAAGAAATCAAACGCCTTGCGTGTAAAGAACTGGCTGGCGACGGGGTTGAACACATCGACAATTGGAATGGCTATGAAGTGTGGGAACCGATATATAATGAACCTGTTTTCATCAGCTATTGCCCGTTTGTTATTCTCGTAAAGGACGGGAAAGCGAGACTTTCGACGCACGAAGAGTCGTTTGCTTATGAGGCGTGGAGTATTCAGCAGGAAAATGCCGAGAAAGGCGAAAGCAACTGAAAGCAAAGCCGAGAAAAATCGTATCGCCAAACGAAAACGAACAAAATGAAAGGAACACCTTCGGGCGTTCCTTTTTTCATACCATGGCGGGATTTTCCCCGCCTTTTTTCATGGAGGAAATATGAAAATCCTTTGTAAGATAAAGGAAGACGCGACAAAGAAAAACAGCGGGTGGGAAAATGTCACCCTCGTCGCCCCGCTCTCGGTCGGCAACTACCTCGACAAACAGCTTGACGAGCGGTATATATCTTTTTATTCGGGGAAAGAGATCTACCGCGTCGGTGCGATTGTCGGCATCGGATATAAAAAAGACGGTCAGACGTTAACGGAATGGGAGTATTTTATTCTCGGTCGCGACAGCTCGGCGCAAAGCTCTTTCAAAAAAGGCGTCTATTTCCATCAGGACGCCTTTTTGCTCGAAGCGACAAAGTACCTCGAGGGGATTCTTTGCCAGTCGATCACATTCACGAACAAATTGGGGCAGGGGGTTATACCGCGTGCCATTGCACCGAAAAGCATTCAACTTGCAAATGTTCCCGGTGCGCCTCGTAAAGATCTGAATAAAAAGCAAATGATCGCACTCATGCTTGTAACGACACCGGCAGCCAAAGGAACGAAAATGAAACTTCCGAGCGTCTCTGCGGTATGTCAGGCAATCGGAGAAAACCGAGATAGCAACACATACCATGAGGCAAAGCCCGCTTATGTCGTTCTCGACAACAACGACAACCCAGTCGCATACCCCTATATAGAAATCGAAACCGCAGACAAGTTGACAAAATATGAGGTGAATGCGGAGAATTGCAACACGGAATTTGAATATACCGTCACCAAAACGGCGATGATCCGATACAGAGTTTTTGTTTCCATGCGAGACGAAACCGGGTGGATGGTCTTTCAATATGCCTTTGAGTATCAACAGATAGCAGTCGAAACCAGGCAATCGGGAGAGCCGTGGACGGTGGCGACTGTCGTTGACCGTATTCTCGACCTTGCGGAACCGTTGTTTGCAGTCGGGTCGGGCAAACCGACGCCGCGATTTTATCTTTCCGGAAGCGGAAAGTTTGCGGAATATGCAAAAACGATTGCGCCAGAATTCACTTTGACCGAATGTAACCTGCGCGAGCAACTTCAGACCGTCGGCGGCTTTATTCATGCGGAGCCGAGGGCGACGTATGACCCGAATGAAAATGCGTTCAGGATTTCGTTTGACGATTACGGAGACCCCGGAGAAGCGGATCTTTCGGGTGCCTCTTTGATTGAGCGACATGGCAGTATGGATATTTCGCAATATGCGACGGAAGTCAAGAGCAACGCGCAGAACCTCGTGAACTCACTCGGGTACGGTTCCGGGACGGTAGATGATCCGGCTTTTGATTTTTATCGTTCCGTGCGTTCGGAAAATATCTATGCACGGATTACCGATAAAAATGCGCGTGTCTATACGCAATCGCCAATCTATTCGATAGAAAAAGTGGTCGTCGGACTTCTGAATTACGAAAGCACTACCGAAACATGGAAGATAGAACCCGTCGACATCACGAATTTTATTTACGAAAAGACGGAATACGACGCGAACCTTTCCTCGTATGAGGACGGGATCTCGACAAGCAAAGAATACGCCATTTATTACACGCAGGGGCGTTCGGGGCTTGACGGTCTTTTTTATCAGATACCGAACGCGAAGGACGATGCGGTATATTCCCCCTATGCGATCTCAAACATTCTTGCAATTTGCTCCGGGCGAGGCATTGATGAAGTGGATAAACTTTTCACCGACGCGAAGAATGCGGAAAAAGCGGTCGGCTCTCTCGCTTTTCGCATTACCTATAAGCCGATTTTTGCCGCAACGGTTTCTCATAGCAAAAACAAGTACGATCCCACACTCCCGAAATGGCAGCAGGTGTATAACCAGTCGGGGAACATGATCGAGACGACCTATTACGGCGAAAATCTGAAGATGACGGCGGCAATGCTCGGAAACTCGGAAGAAGAACGCACCTATCTGCTTCCACCGCAGGCGAGACTCCCGGGGGTGGGAAAGCGCCTCGACGACTTCGCCATCAGCGCGGTAAAAGCGGAAATCTACCCACGATATACGAAGGCGACGCTTGCTCTGACGCGGGACTTCGAGCGCATTTCCGAATTTGTCGGGATTGACTCGGTGAAAAGGGTGTACGAGGTGAGCGAGAAGGAAGTCTACAACCGCAATGTGTTTTTGAAAAGTTACATCGTGATCGGGAAAAAGCCGAGCCAAATCCCGACCGCAAACATCGGTGTCGATATGAAATATCTCGGGCATTCGTTTTATGCACCGAACAGTACGGACGAAAATACGGTTTTTCTGCCCGTTTCCTGCGTGAAGGTGAAGGGAAAAAGCAACCATCAGACATATCCCGCGGTGCAGATTCCCGTGATTGCCTCCTCCTTCGGCAACTCGATGGAATTTTCTTTCTGCATGAAGGACAACTATTCCGCCGGCGATAAAGCAATGTACATCTCGGCAACAGATGATGTCGAAAATGTCAGGGGATACTGGCTGACCGATGTGCCGTACGGCGACGCCTACGGAAGGATTGAATACCTTGACGCAACTTTCCTTCAAAAGTCTTCCGATAACGAGCGCGCCTACTATACCACCCCGGAAACCGAATTTGATGGGACTTACTTCGGCGATGTGCTGAAATTCAACAAGTCCTACTATATCCGAAAGGACAGTCGAGAAAAGATTACGGTCAGCGTGAGCGTGGAATTCCGTGCGGCGGATGAGAAACTCATCATCGGCTCCGCACTGGCAACCCGGAGCACTCTCGTCTCGAGAGAGGAACCGCAGGATTGCTTCGTCGGGATTTTGAAATCCCCGATCAACAAAAGCACCCGCTATGTCGCGTCGGAAAATATCGCAGAGTCGACAAAGCTCTCCGTAGCCCTTGAATCTGATTGCTTTTGTCTTCAGACAAGACCCGATGTCTCGCCCGCTCCCGCTTCGGGTGCCGGGTGGGTGATTTATCGCACCCTGCCGGAGAAAACCGTCACCGTCGTGACCGAGAGCGGAAGTCAAAAAACGGTAACCTACGGCGGAGAAAATGAGGTTCTGCTCGCATATAACCGCCAGATTCAGAAAGGAGAATCGATGTTCCATGACGGGAGCACTCCGCTTTTCTGCTTCTATCAGGTCAACGCCTGAACGCAAAACAAAATCATTTTTTCAAAGGAGATACACGCATGAAAGACCACAGAACACCCCACGAAAAAATCACGGAAAGGAGGAAAAACCATGATTTTTATCTTTGATCAAAAGGGAAACAGCAAGGCGACCGTCAATAGCGGAAATCTGCACCAAGGGTCGAACCTCGCGGACGAGATCATCGTCCTCGCACCGATCGACCATTCGTCGGTCGTTACCATGTCGGCACGACTCCCGAACGGACTGTATATCTATCCCGCCCTCGCGGAGAACGGAAAAGACCCGATTGCGCTTGAAAAGCTTGAGACGGACGAAGTCCTGCGCGATCCTGCGGGTATAGTTTACAGTGCTTTTCGCATTCTCGTCCCCGCGCCGATGACGCAATACGCAGGCATTCTGACCGTGCAATTTACCTTTACAATGGCGAATATCGCGAAGAAAGAAAATGGCGTTACCCTGATTTCCGAAGGGCAGACCGTGACGACGACAGCACTCTCTCTTGTCGTAGAGCCGGGAACTCCGATGCTTGCGCCGACGTATACGGAAGACAACTTCGGAGACATCATGACGTATCTCAACGCCGCACTTTCCGCACAGGACAGTGCCAAAGCGAGCGCCGGCAACGCCGCAAAAAGCGAAGGTAACGCCGCCGAAAGTGCAAGCGCCGCAGGCAAAAGCGCAGAAGTGGCAAAGCAATGGGCAATTGCCGCGGAAAACAGAAATCTGAACCTTCGAAACGGGGAGAAACTTGGCTCACTTGTGCAAGCGCCTTCCGATGCGGAAAAAGCGCAGAAAGAGCCGACGCGGGAGTATCAGGTGTTGCTCGGAGAGAATCCGCCCGCAAACCCCGATGACTTGCTCGAAGTCGGTCAGGTGTTAGGTGTTCGGCAGGACGGAACCGTATATGCCAAAGGAGAACCGAAAGATCCCGAAGATCTGATCCGCAGATGCGACGCCCCGCCCTTGATTGAACCGGAGGAAAATGGCGGAGCGACGCAAATCTATGGTGTTTATGCCAAAAGCGACAGTTTTCCGAACGGTAAGCAGACGGCTTTTCCTTCGTCACCTTCTGTCATAAAAAAAGGATGGATTCCTTTTCGCTCGGAATACGGCGACCTTTTGGTACCACTTGAACCGCATGCCGACAACGCCGCCGCATCAAAGGAGTTTGTCAATTCTTCCATCGCCACAAATACGGCAACCTTCCGAGGAACTTTTGATCTTACGGAGGGAGGGCTTAACAAACTGCCGTGGCAGGAAAATGATCCGGAGGGTAACTACTATGTAAAAAACAACGATTACGCGTTTTTGTATCAGTCTTCCCCTTCTACGGGATCTCATAGATACATTCGGTATAAGTGGGTTGCCAGAACAGGAAGAAAAGGAAGTTTTGTAGCAGAGTACGAGTTGAACAGTTCCGGATTTACTGTGGCGCAGTGGAATGCTATCAACAGCGGAATTACCAAGGGTGAGATATCGAACCTTTGGAGCGGCATCGGTGAAAAACTTGATTTAATCCCACCGCCGGAGAGAAAACAAATGGGACGCATATATTGTGTTTTTGCAAAAGACGATATAAACCCGAACGGAAGACAAGGTTATCTCAAATTCTCGCCAACCGGAGTAGAAGAAGGAATTGTTCCTACACGAAATACAGGAGGAAATATTCTTGTTCCGGAGACGCCGACCGAACCGGAACACGCCGCCTCAAAGGGCTATGTCGATTCCAAGATGGGAAGCGGAACCTTCGCTACATTGGCAAGCAAGGCAAATTATCCGACCGGCTTCACCGGGAACAATTCATCTGTATGGTGGGCAAACGGGGAACTGGCAGGACTGACAAAAGAAAATCTTATCACCGACTGGCAGGAAGGAAGCGAAAGCAACCTCGCCGACATCGCCTTCGTCAAGATCGGAAACACGGTGAATATCGTCGTAGACGGAAATGTCTATGTCGCAAGCGGAGATGAAAACAACAAGATAAAAAGACTTGCGTCCGTCAACGAAATAGAGGACGGAACCATTATCGCCAAAAAGGCGAAAAATGCAATGCTGATTTCCGGATATGATATTTTTATTGGCACAGGTTATCTTGAAAATGTACCCGCGGGTGGTTATAAAGTCTATTATATTCCTTACTCTATAGCATATAAATCGGTTCCGGTTGGTTTTGCGTCCATCACAGGCACGAATACAAAAGGACATGTCAATTATGTCTATTCTGGCGATTGGTCGAATCCGCTCGGACACGCGGCGGGAAGTATTTCAGTTCATAATGACGGAACGGAGGCGGCAACTATTCCGTTCTGTTACATGGTTATCGGCGAAAAGAAGGAGGACAACACATGACACACCTAATCTTTAACTTGCCCGCGGGGGGAGTGATCCCCGCACCCGAGGCGGTGATTCTCCCCGACGGGGTAGATCTTTCCCTCACCTCGGACATCTATTGCCTCGGCACCGCGGTCGTCTGTATTCGCAGGGGCGGGGAAACAGTATTCCGATACAAACTTACGGGCGGCGAGACGGTCGATGTCTCGGACGCCTTTTTGTTTGCCGGGACGGCAGAGATCGAGATCACCCTCATCGCAAAGGGAGAGGTAGCGAAGACCTTTCGCGTCACCCCATTCGCGGTGAAGGAGGTCGGCGGCACGTTCTCGCTTCTGCCCGAATATAAAGCATTGAAAAGCGAAGTTGAGACGCTCCGCGCCGCAATTGCCGACCTTGCGGCACTCGTCAAAGAGGGCGAGACCATTTGAAACAAAAAACAAAACATAATCAAAAAAAGAGGTAAAAAGAAATGAAAATCAAAACAAAAAGAATCCTGTTCGCCCTGTTCCTTATCTTCGCCCTGTGCGCCACCATGCTTTCCGCCGCCGCCGAGGAGGCAGATGTGGGAGAAACCACGCCACCGACTTCCGAACCTCCGATAGAGGGGGTAGAAACGGACGAGGCGGGCACGGACACCACCGACACCCCCGCCGAAGAGGACAAGTCCTTTTATGCCGACTGGATCGACAGGATTTCTGGTTCTACCGTGTGGATTTCGATTGCTTCCTTCGCCGTTGCGGCGCTCGGCATGATTGCTTTCGTTCGTTCGAGGTTCGGCGTCGTGATAGATCTTGTCAAACGAAAGGCAGACGCCGCGACCATCGGTGACGCGGTAAAATCAGCGGTCAACGATATTGTCGATAGATTTACTTCGGAAATGGCAAAAACGCATGGAGAACTTGAAAATGTGAGGCAGAAACTCGATTCTGCCGAAAGCAACGAGAAAAAACTGACGGCGATTCTCTCGATCTTTATGACAAATGCGAAGATCAACCCGAACGCTCGTGCTAAGATCATGGAATACCTGACAGGGATTGCCGACCTCTCGGGCACGGTGCAACAGATCGTCGAGCAGGCGAACAAAGAGATTGCCGCCGCGGAGAAGTCGGAAGAAAAGCCCGAGACCCCAGCCCTCGATGCCGTTCTCGCCGCCGAGAAGAAGGAAGAGGCAATCGGAATCGGGGTGATTTAAGATGAAGTGGTGCAAACGATTGCTTATATGCCTCGGATTCTCCTTTCAGTACATCCTGCCGATCCTCTTTTTCGGTGGTGTTGTTCCGTATACGCGTGATACGATGCAGGCGGGGCTGACAAAGGCGGGGTATATCGCTCTCGCCCTGATCGTGCTGATCCTCATAAAGAAGGCGAAGGAGAAGATCATTACTTTACCGAAAAGCATTGCCCGCGGTGCCGTCCTATCTCTCTTCCCGCTGATCGTGTGGGCTGTGGTGAATATAGGGCTTTCGTGGTGTCTCTCGGCGTTCGGCAGTCTGTGTGTTTATTGGGACAGAATCCTGATCTTCATCGTCCTCGGTCGCGTCTTCTATGTCATGGAAGAGGCACTCACCGAGCGGGAGAACAAAGAAAAAAGCATAACGGAGGAACCTCATGCTTGACGAAAAATATTCTGATCTCGCCGCCGCAGGGAGAAAAGCAGAGGGCGCGGTAAAACGCACCCTCAAAGAATTTTACCCCTATGTGATTCTTTTTTTCGACATCGTATTCACGGTTTCCTCGGCGTTTTTTACGGGCGCCGTCGTCAACCCATTTTCGGCGCAGTTTTTCATTAACCTCGCGACTTCGATCACGACGACGATGCTTTGCTATACCTGCTATCTCGGTTACGGTGAAAGCAGGGAAAAGGAGATGATGCCCGGCTTCTCGGAGAACTGGGCGCGCTGGGCGTCGCTCTCCCGCACCGTCCGCGCCGATAAGCAGGAGGAATTCAACGCCTTTTGCCTGCGGCAGGTCGCCGAAGAACGGGAGGGAAAGCGTCGGGAGATCATCGAGAACCGCACGACGATCTCCTATCGCACCTATCTCGAGAAGTATCGCACCATGACGAAAAAGCAGCTCTCTGACCTCGCCCGTGCCGGCACGCTCTCCCCGTCCGACGCGCGGGCGATCCGCAGAGCGAACGGAAAAATCCGCATTCGCCCGATCCGCCCGCTTCTTATCCTCTGCGGAACGCGTTCCGGCTCTCTTAACGACGCGGGGCGGAGCGGCGTCTCTTATACCGCCATGTCTCTCGTCTCGCGTCCTGTGATGATGCTGATCGTCTCCGCGGTGCTCAATATGTTCACCGGTACCTTTACGGGGCTCGCGGACGGCTCGACGATCTTCCGCATGATCTATCAGGTCTTGATGATCGTCCTCGCCTCCATGACGGGCTACGCCGCGGGAGGGAAGAATGTAGCCAAAGAAAGCGACCGCGTCAAGGCACGTACTCTCTTTCTCGAGCGCTTTCTCGAGAACGAAAAGACAGAAAAATCGGCATAAAAACCGCCCTCCCGCAACAAAATACGGGAGGGCTTTTCTTATTCTTCGATACGCAATTCTTTTTTCAATGCTTTCTGCAACGCCGCGGAGAAATTGATATTTGCGTGTTCGGCTTCTTCGTTCAGCCACGAGGGGAGCGTGACATTTTTTCGTACAGTGCGCATTTCGTGCTTTCTCCGATATTCGTCGAAGTCCACATCGACAAGCGTCATGAGTGCCCCTTTTCGTGTGGTGACCTCATCGGGTACAGTAGGGCGGGGGATTGCTTTTCCTTCGTCCTGACGGTAACAGCCGCACATGCCGATCGCATCCCTCGCCATTTCCATAGCGTCGGCGATGGTTTCTCCTTGCGTTCCGATTTCAAAGTCGGGAATCTCCACCGTGTAAAAATCCTTGTCTTTTTGAATAAAAACAGGGTATGCGTGCTTCATTTTTGTTCTCCTTTTGAAATTCACATATAATACGTGCTCACATTCACATTTATATTATCGCGGGGAGGGGCTTATTTCAGCCCCCGCCGCTTGATGATTGTTTTTGCTAAGAGTTCCGATATTTCTTTGTGTCGTGGAATCGCTTCAATGTCTTTTCCGTTTGTGTACACAGCGTGATTTCCGCCTTCCCGAACCTTGTACCAACCGTTGTTTTCGAGAAGTTTTACAAGGTCTTTATGTTTCATCGCCTCGCCTCCTTACATATAGTATTATACACATTTTATGCGCATTTGTCAATAGGTTTAGCAAAAAAATAAAAAATTTTCAGCAAATTTTTTATCCCCTTGACCCCGATTTTCTTCCTATGGTATAATAAAAATGCACCGGGCGTCTCATTCCCGCGTGCCGGTGCTGCATTTTTTATTATATCCCCTTCCTTTTACCTCTGCCGTCCTCATCGGCAGAGGAAATCCCCCGAGAACCGCTCTCGGGGGATTTTTCTATTTGTTTGATTCCGTTTTTTCTTTTTCCTTTTCCATCGCTTCCAGTTCCTTGCGCATGGCGGTGAGTTGTCGGTTGATCGCGTTGATGCTTTCTTTTTGCTTTGCAAGTTGAGTAGTGGCTTCCCGATTGTTTTTGTTGATTTCTCGCACGAGCGCGAAGATCACCGATACAATGACGATCCATGTAATAAATGCGTTGGTCGATAATCTTTGAATGGCTTCGACTGCATTTCGAAATGCGCTTTCAAAATTTGTGTACATGATTTATATTCCTCCGAGGTATTATTTATAAAGTTTCTTTTCCAGTTTTGCTTTTCTTACTTCCCAAGGATTGGAACGGTCGAGCAATCCGTAGGAAATTGCATTGTTGCATGTTGCGAGAGCTTCTTCGATTTTTCCGTGCTTTTCGAGTAGGATCGCTTTCTTTTTCTGCGTGGTGACGATTACGGCATATTCGGCGCATTGCTTTTTCAAAAACGGAAGGTTTTCGAGATCGAGATCCGCAATTTCTACGAGAAGGTACCACATGCGGTCATCAAGTTCACGGAATGGGTAGAGATCATTCATGCACCGCTCGAGAAAATAGTGATAAATGCGAGCATATTTTTCTCTCGGGAAGGTATGACGGGCGGATTGAACAACATATTCGCATCGCTCAAATTCTCGAAAAGTAAGTGCTTTTTCAAAAGCACTATAATACTTTGCAATCTCCCTGTTTGCTGTTTCATTTTGAACAATTTCCGCGAGTTCGTATGCCGAGTATCGCGTCATAAAATAATCCCAAGCCGACAAATTTTCGCGTTTGAATTTGTAATACTCATCTTCGGTGATAAGTTTTTGTAGCTCTGCGGATTTTTTGGCGATCAGTTCGTCTCGTTTTCGCTTTTCCGCCATCTCTTCGGCGCGGCGTTTTTCCTGTCGGATTCTTTCTTCTTCCTCCTTTCTGTTTTTGTCGATAAAGATCCGACCGAAGTTCCATACGGCGATGGATGCGACAATGGCTATAAGAAAGTATAGCATTGAATCCTCCTTTCTGTAAAAATAAAAAGTGTGTACGGCAGAGAGCCATACACACCGAAAAACACAAGCTCCCGAATCCTGTTACCACACACAATTCACATCTCCGCAAAAGCGCAGAAAAGAGCCCGTATTTTTTCCAAAGGTAAAAATACAGCACTTTCGCGGAGCGCGTAATAATATTGAATTGTGTGTGGTGCTTGTATTATAGCATATACTCCCCGTTTTTTCAAGAGAAAATTCAAAAAACGACGAATTTCTTGACTTTTGTGTCTACATGAGGTATCATATAAATCAGAAAGGAGGGGAAAGCAGTATGCCATATATCAAAAAGACGGACAACCCGAAAATGGGTCGTCCGACCAAAAACCCGCGGAACCTCTGTCTTCATCTGCGGCTTTCGCAAAAGGAAAATGACATGATTGCAGCGTGCGCCGAAAAAACAGGAACGACGAAGACGGGTGTCATTATGCAGGCGGTAACGCTTTACCATCAAAAATTGTTCAAAGATAACTGAAAAAAGAATGGGATAGGGGAAATATGCGACATTATAAAACACTCACGTGGAACGACAGACTGAAGATCGAGGCATTGCATAAGATTGGCGTTTCGCCGAAGCGTATTGCAGAAGAACTCGGTTTCCATTTCGTCACCATCTATCGGGAATTGAAGCGCGGGCAGTATGAGCATCTGAACGGGGACGATTGGACAACGGAAATTCAATACAGCCCTGAAAAATCGGAGGAAAAAAAGCAATCATACCTCCGAGCAAAAGGAGCAGATCTAAAGATCGGAAAAAACAGGGAATACGCCGAGTTTTTGGAATACATGATCGGCGTAAAGAAGTATTCCCCGGATGCCGCGCTTTTTGCCGCACGTAAAGAGGGGAAATGTAAAGATACGGAAATCACAAGGACGACTTTGTATCGCTATATCGATCAAGGCGTTTTTCTGTCTATTTCCAATAAAGATCTGCCGATCAAGAAAAACAAACGACGAAAGAAAAAAAGCAAGCGCGCGGCAAAGACACCTTGCGGGACAAGCATTGAAAAGCGTCCCGCGGAAGTAAAAATGCGCAAAGTCTTCGGGCATTGGGAGATGGACAGCGTTGAGGGGGCAAAGAAGGACAAAGAGATACTTCTTGTTTTGACGGAGAGGAAGACGCGGGACGAATTGGTGCGAAAAATGAAGGACAAAACGGCAAAAAGTGTTGTGAAAGCATTGGACGCAATCGAGCGTGAATTCGGAACGTCGCTTTTTCATCAGATATTCCGTACAATCACGGTAGATAACGGAGCCGAATTTTCAGATGCCGCGGGAATGGAGAAAAGTATAAAACCGAACAAGAAGAGAACGCAAATATATTATTGTCACCCATATTCATATTTTGAACGCGGCTCGAATGAAAATCAAAACCGACTGATACGTCGATTCTACCCGAAAGGATGTCACTTCAAAAACGCCACCAAAGAAGACATACAAAATGTGGAAAATTGGATGAACAATTATCCGCGAAAAATTCTGAATTGGAAGACTCCCGCCGAGCTTTTCCAGGAAAACCTACGAGAAATCATCGAAAAATAAAATAATTCGATTTTTTTCAAACTTTTTTGCACAAACTACTTGACTTTGCTAAAAAGCGAAAATTCGGTGAAAAGACGGCGTTTTCGCAGGGCGGCACGGACGCCGCCTTTTTCGCGCGGGCGCGCGATGGGAGCCACCGTTGACAAAGTCGCGCGGATATAGTATAATATCTATGCGGGAACGTCGGAAAACGACGCGCCGCAAGCGGTATCGGCAAGGAAATTTGCCGAAAAAATGACCTCGGAACGCTCCGGGAGAAAGGCGGGACCCTTTGATGAAGATCGAAACCATCACCCGAAACTGTAAAAGACGTCTGATAAAAAATCTCTGTCTGAAAACTCTGTTATTGCTTGTCTGCGTTGCCCTTCTGATTCTTTCCGCCGTGTATTCCCGATACTTTTGGTTTTATCTTATCGGTGTCTGCCTTTTGGCGGCGGCAATCGCCCTGTGTCGGCTGACCGATCGCAGGGTCTGCACGGCGTATACGTTTCGCCCGATCCGGGGAAGGGTGATCAAGACCTTTATCGATGTCAGACAGGTCGACGAGTTTTTGCTCAGCGGGGTCGGCTTGTGGGCGCGTCGCTTCGATCACGACCGTCGGAATATCCGAAAGGCCGATCTGTTTATCGAAGAAGAAGGGAACAGGATCGTCGCGATCCGCTTTGAAGACGTCGGCGAGCGGCACAGCGCGTATTACCGCGACAGCGACGAGGTCGTGCGCGCGGCGGGTATGAGATTCCCGCTGGTGCTCGGGCGGGAGACGGAAGAGTTCCTTTGCCCCGTCTGCGGAGAATTCAATCCCGCGGCGGCGGAGCGTTGCGGCAGGTGCCATATCCGATTTTCATAAAAGAAAGAGAAAAACAAGAGATGAAACGAATCGCGGCGGCAATACTATGCCTTTGCACGATGTTGTGTTTGCTTTCCTGCGGGAGAGCGGGGACTCCGTTTTCCATTGCGGAGAGCAAGTTGAAAGAGTCCGGGATGAGCAAGACCGAGTTGTCTTCGAGCGAGATCGCGTCGTTTGAAAAGCGGTTTTCGTCGATGGGGTTGGAAAAGGGATTTTCCAAAGTCTGCTCCTTCCGCTCGCAGACACAATACGCATATCTCATCGAGTTTGAAAGTGAAGGGGACGCCGCGATCTTTTACGCGACCCTCGCCGCCTCCAAGTACGATACGGCACAGTCGGGGAACACCGTGGTCTACGGGAAGTCTCCGAAGATCGCCGAGATCCCGTTCGACCGCTGAAGAACGCGCGAAGCGACCGCTCCGCCGGACGACGAATTGTAAAATAACGCAAAAATAAAACAATTCTTTACATTTTCAACACAAATCCCGGCGAAAACGAGAAAACGGCTTTCAAAAACCGCTCGCCGTGCGTCCTTTGAACCTTAAAAACGCCGTCGCGATTTTCCTCCGTTCAGCCCTTTCTCGCGACGAAGGACGGGGTTTTATAAAAGAAGTTGTTGACATTTTCTTCGCGGCGTGCTATACTGTATCGTGTTGCCAAAACGCGCCGACGGCGGGAGCACACGCCCCTTTTGCCGCTCCGCCGAAAAGCGCGGAATCCTTTGCAAGACAAACCGCCCGCGCGACGGGGCAACCTTCGCGACCGGCAAGCCGCCGCACAGGCAGAACGCTTGCGGCGACGCGACACCGCCGCACGGCGGCTATAAAATACGCAGGAATATCGAAGCGGTCACAACGAGGCGGTCTTGAAAACAAGTTGAAATAAAGTTGTCAAAAATCCCATTTATTTCTACAAACTTTTTCAAACCACCTGTCGATAACGGCAAAAACCTTTGAAATTATTGACGATTTGTGGTATAATTAAAGCGGTCAAAAAGAAAGCGATTTTCTACAAACCGATTTAGAAAATCAGATTTTCTACAAAAATTTCTACAAATTTATTTTCTGTTTTAATTATTTGTAGAAATCATATTTTGACAATTTAATACTCGGAGGGTTATCGAAGCGGTCATAACGAGGCGCTCTTGAAAAGCGTTTGAGGTCTGAAACCTCACGTGAGTTCGAATCTCACACCCTCCGCCAACGCCCCGACAGTGATGTCGGGGCTTATTTTTTACATTGACGTTCCGCCTGAGCCGGCAGTATTTTTTCGCTGTTCCATACGAGATTTGAAGTCAAGATATTCAAAGTATTCATCGAGCGTTTCAAAACCAAGTCGGTTCATTTCTTCTTTTGCTTTTTTGAATTCCGATACGCTGCTCGGTGCTAATTCGGGAAAAACGGATTCAATGGGTTCGTTTTTCAATTGTTCATCTTCGTCGGTCGTATCAACGAATACAGCGTCGTCAACGTCTTCGTAATCTTCATCCCAACTATCGTATTCATCCTCGACGTTTCTTATTTTTTTAGGTGCCGCCTCGACATCGCTTGAATAAAAAATCTTTTGTATTTTTGACATTGCGTCGGGCGACGTTTGTTCTATGGGAGTAGGCTTACCGCTGAATACGCTTGAGAGAGTATCTGCGATACCAAGTTTTGAAGAATAATTCAAATGACTATAAATATCTGCCGTAGTGTTGAACGTGCTGTGTCCGAGCCATTCCTGAACCGCTTTCATATTTACTCCGCAAGCAATCAATATGCTTGCGCAACTATGACGCAATTCGTGCAGACGAATTACAGGTAAATTATGACGCTTCAAAAATGCTTTGAAATGAGTAGTCAATGTATCGGGACGTATTAGGTTTCCCATTTCATCCACACAGACGTAATCAATAAATTTCGGGTTATAATAGGTCCCGTATTTTTCTCGCCGAAGTTCTTGTTCCGTTTTCAGTTTCAAAAGCATATCTTTTACAAACGGTAGCAACGGTAAAGTCCTCATGCTTGACTGATTTTTCATTGTGTCTTTAACAACGGTAACCCTTTTTCCGTTTACTTCACATTGAATTGCCGTATGGTCAAGCGTAAGAGTGTTTTTATCAAAATCAATCGAACTCCAACGCAACCCGCAGACTTCACTTCGTCGCATACCGTAAATTGTAGTTAATTTATATATGTGTTCGTATGGATCTCCTTGCAGTTCGTTGAATAAATTTTTTACTTGTTCCGCAGAGTAAAATTTTGCTTTATGTTTTTGGTATTTTGGTCGTTCAACTTTATCTGCAGGATTTGTCAAAATCAAGTCAGACCTATATGCAATTTGCAACGCTCTATGAATAACGGCATGATAATGTTTGCAAACCTGCGGTGATTTCCCTTTTTCTTCTTGTAAGTATGTGTAAAACTCCTGAATGTGAGCGGGTTTTATTTCGTTTACGCGTAATCCTTTTTCTTCGAAATATGGGGCTATAACTTTTACGAGAAGTCGGTATCCGCTGTACGTCGTAACTTGTAAATTTGGTTTCACTAACCGCAACCACTCATATAGATAATCGGAAAAAAGCGGACTGTCGGATTCTTTGATTGCTTCCTGCGGTTGTTTTTTTCCCGCAAACGACAGCGTTCCGTTTTCATATTGGCTGACGATTTCTCTCATCATATCGGTAGCGGCGCGCTTGTTGTTCCGTTCGTCAAGACCGGTGGCTATCCACTTGTTTTTATATTTGCCGTTTTCGTCCTTGTAAGAGATAACAACATAATACTTGCCACCTTTAACCGCTAATCTGCCTGTCATTTTTATCCTCCGCGCAAACGAAAGCGATGACGCTTTTTTTGGCTATAATATATTTACTCCCGACCTTTTTAGCCGGCAAAACTCCGCTACGTAAAAGGCGATAAGCAAACGACGTGCTTATTCTCAACATATCCGAAACCTGCTCGACGCTCACAACGTCGGGGTAGTCCTTAAACATTTCATTCATAAGCAAAAGCCCTCCTGCAAGGGTATGTATATTTGTTCCTGTAAATTTTCGATAAGTTCGTCTATAATGTATTCAAAATCGCTTTTATCGACGTTGGCAAGATTTCCGTATCCATCCAAACGATAAATATCCGCATCGTATGTGTCGCCTATAAAAAACCTTAACCGACTGAGATCTGTCGCATTTTCTTTAACGATATACTCCAAAATATCTTCGGTAACGAAATCGTAGTCGGTTATTGTGTCCGTTAGGCTGGTTCCGTGCTTATTATCAAATTCGGCACACTTGTTCCAAAGTTTACTATACGTGTCGTTGTGGTCGTAACCCAAACCGCACTTAAACTCGCTTAAATCGTCCATAAAAGCCAGTTTCTCAAAATCTTCTTCATTTGAAAGATAAAACTCGCCATAATGAAATACGGCAACGGCGTCGGTATCGATTCGAATATTCCGTCCTTTTTGGTCAATAAAAACGACGGGGCTTTCGGACAGATTTTTTATGTAAACATAATCAGAAAACCACTTGTCGAAGTAATCGTGTTTCATATCTAAAAAACTTTTCGGGGGATTGTAAAACAATTCTTCTTTGTATCCGAAATATCTATCGTTGAATTGCTCCACTATCGAAATATAATCTTCGACGGTATCGGCAAGGGCAAGGTCTCCGAATATTTCTTCACCGTATCCGCCGTTGCTTAAATACATATCGCCGTTAAATTCTCTCGAACTTAAAATATTCCCTTCCGGCGTTATTATGGCAATTTGTCCTCTCGTCAAAATAATCCTCCTTTACATTTGACTTTGTTCTTCGCGGAATCTGCGGTAAAGTCCGCCGTCTTCATTTCGTACGTTTTCTGCAAAAAAGGATAGCGCGTGACTGTAATCGCTGTCCTCGTCATATAGCAAACAGTAGCACCCTTCGTCGCGTTCTACGGTAATACCGAAAGACGTAAGAATTCCTTTCAGATAAAAAGCGTAGGTTTCTATCCGTCCGTCTCTGCTTTCATAGTGCTCTTTCGATACAACTTCCGAATAGTTACAAAGCGTACCGTCCCTAAGAGAAGATTGCAGATAATCGGCGGTTTCCTTTGCGTCGTATTGAGTAAGAATATCGCGTAAAATACGTGCGGCGTCATCAGTCGTTTCCGTTGACAGCCGTTCGGCAACGGTACGCAAATCAGGGGATAAGTCATCGTATAAGTCGATTATTCGCTTATCTATATACTGTTCCTGTTTCCTGTCCGGCGCGACGAAAATCTTGACGGTATCGAAATTGAAAACGTTGGCGGCGTGCGGCACGGCTCTTGGGTGTCGGGTATAGTAGAGCGGAATGTCGTTTTCGAGCAAAGAACCGAAAAAATCCCGCATTGTTTTGTTCGGCACTTCTTCTATGATTAAATTTTTAGGTTTCGTCATTTTTACAATCCTCCCGCAAAACGGCAAACATGGGTAGTTCACAAAGCAGTTCAAACGGCGTTTTATAACGCTTTCCAAATACCTTATGTTCCCATTCCACGCCGTAAAGCTGCCCGAACACAGCCATAAGCACCGTTACGACGATACTGTTTCCCGCCTGACTGTAAATATCCGTTTCGGAAACGTAAACAATACGTTCTTTCTTGCCTGTACTTTCATTTTTACGATAATAATACCTGCTTTTATAATAGTCTTTATCTTCAAAGCCCATAAAACGCAAGGCTTCGAGCGGCGTAAGGTGCCGTATGTTTTTTTCACGCGAAGAATGTTCGTCCAAAATATAATTGCCTTGTTTTGTGGTAAGGCAATCGAATATACCTTCGATACATAAAACTTCGTTGCATTGCTTATATATCGCCCCTTTAATTTTTCCGAGCGGCATAATTCTGAACGTGTCCGCAAAATAGCGATTATATGGTTCTACGTCGTCGAGCGTTTTTGTGTAATATTTGTCCTTTACCTTGTGTTCGAGTAAATCTTTAATGCGGACGCCCGAATCGTAACCGTGCGGGTATTCGAAATCGATTTTCAAATCCTTGCGAACGGCAACGAGAATAAGCCTTGTACGGTTTTGCGGAACGTTAAAATATTTTGCGTTGAGAATATCCGCGTTCAGTCTGTAACCGAGTCCCGAAAGCGTATGACAAAACTTTCTGTAAGTATGGATGTGTTTTATCGAAATAACGGCGGCAACGTTTTCCCAAACGACGATTTTCGGCTTTGAAAGGGCTATGAGTTTTATGTAATACCACATCAGGCTGGAACGCGTGCCGGAACCTTCTTCGCCACCCTTGCCGAGTCCTGCGTTGGAAAAATCCTGACACGGCGTTCCGCCTACGAGCAAATCAAGATCCTGCGGAATAGGTTTTTGGTTTATGTTTTCGAGATTGCCGAAATTTTTATTCGTCGATTCTTTATGTATTGCGCAATAGGCTTTTATAGCCGGAATGTCTATCTCGCTGAAAAAAGACAACTCGTATGGTATTCCGAGCATTTTAAGAGCCTTTTCGGGCGCGCCTATGCCGGAACATACCGTGGCGACTTTCAACACTTGTATTATCCTCCTTTACATTTCCGTTCCCGTAGTTAGTCGAACCACCCTTTGACGTGACGTATAAGCCGATTTAAGGGCGTTTAGGGCGTTTTCTATCGTTATTTGTCCGTAAGTGGACGAACCGCGTTTCGTGTCCCATTTAGAACGATACAGTCCCGAAGAACGAAATATGCGGTCTATCTGCGAAGCGTCCTGCGTCCACCATGCAAGAATGGAACAAAGAGCAAAATCCGCCGAACTATGACTTACTGAGCCGTCAAAGTTTCCGTTATACAGTTTGTTAAACCGTTCGGCAATTCGGCTGTCACGTATTTTTTCCAACAACTCGGAATCCGTGTGCGTGCAATCGGAACGAACGATAATCGCTTCCGCCTTTTTTCCGACGTATTCTTCATTGACCTTCAAGAGAACGTCCGAATAATCCTTAATTTTTGTCGTGTCTGACAATAGATTTCCCGTCATACACATAAAACGGTATCTCGAATACATTTCAACTCCGCGCTTATCGTTTTTCTTCATTGCGTCGGCCGGCAGAGTGCCGCGAACGAGAATATGGATACCCGTGCCGCTTAATGATGTTTCGGCATAGGTGTCAGAGAAAATTTGCAGCAATTCCTGCGCGTCGGTAGTCAGAACAGCGCCCGTGTCTTTATCTATGGCGTGGTCAAGGTCGATAAACGTTATGCCTTCGCCGAGAGCAAAAACAAGACCGCCGTAACGGTTTCTTTCGCAGTATCTTTTTGCCGTTTCAAAGTCTGTCCACGTGTCCGGCTCGTTGCTTTTGGCAAACTTGCTCGTTACGGGACTGATGATTATTTTTTGATATTTATTTTTGTTTTTATCGTAATAACTTCGGTAAACGCACCATTGTTTAAGCGTTTTCAGTTCTTGCGGTATGTTTGAATAAATCATAGTCCTCCTAAAAACCCATAAAACTAAAAGCAACGGAAACAGCGGCAACGTAAAATCTTTTGTCTTTGAAATAATCAAGGTCGGCGTCTGCCGTCCGTTCCCGTTCAACTCCGAAAGCATACGCAACGTTATGCGCCGCCCATTCTCCCGACATATTGGACAATGAAATCTTTATTCCTTGCATTGACAGGCGACGGCGAATAAAAAAAAGAATTTCAATTCGTTCTTTTTTTGTAAAGCGGTAAGATTTTTCTATTTTTACCGCGCTTTTGCCGAACGTGATTTTTGCCGTGTTGCCGTTGCTTGTTGTATAGACGACAGTATTGCCTATGTGATCGCACTCCGTAAATGTTCCGACTTTTACGGAGTTGATAGCGGACAGAGTTATAAGGTTGCAGATAAGAGCCGTTACCGATAAAATAAGACAGATAACGGCAATGATTAAACAAGTCTTTCGTATCGTAAACACCTCGCTTTACATTTCAAGTTGGTATCTGTGCGACGTGTCGTATAGCACGACGTATTCGTTGATAATGCCGAGAGCCTCTTTGTAATTGTCGCAGGCTTTAACGCGTTCGTAGAGTTCTTCGTAGTCGGAAAGTCTGTCTTTCTTTTGCAATTCTTTTTTTACAACGCCGAGAACATAGAAAACGTTCCCGTGTTCGCCGCTCAAATCGATGAAAATAAGCGATTGTTCGCGGATTCGTTCTTTTTCCTGTTGTTTGCGTAAGATTTCGAGTTCTTTTTCGGATACGTCGTCTTCGACGTCGAAAACGGGACCGCAATCACAGGACAAAAGTTGTCCGCCGCAAGCAGGGCAACGCTCTACGTCGCATTGCGGTAAATGCTGTTGTCCGTAACGAAGTCCGCAATCACCGCAACAGGCGTCTTTATCGTTTTCATACCAGTCGCCGTGATCGCCGATTTTGATAGGATTGTATAATTTGCCTTTTATAAGCAGTTTCGACATGTTTCAGTTCTCCTTATAAACGGAAGCAAGCCGCTTGCGACTTGCTTCCCAGTAAGTTTTATTGATTTCAAAGCCTATAAATTTTCTGTCTGTTTCGACGCACGCCGCAGCCGTCGTTCCGCTGCCCATAAAGGGATCAAGTACGAGATCTCCCGATTTGGAACTGTTTTCCACGAGATTGCGAATAATAGGCAGCGGTTTTACCGTAGGATGACCGTATAACCGTTTATCTTTTGCGTTTATGGGTAATTCGTAAACGGTAGTTGCGCTGTGATACGTTTTCGGCTGACAATATGCGCCCCGTCTGAAATACAGACAATACTCTTTATCCGAGAGATATTTATTGCAAAACAGCGGCGTAGCGTTGGTTTTATGCCATACGATAATATCCATTTTGCATTTTCGTTGATTTACGAAAAAATCTATGTATTGTGGAATTTGCGCACCGTTACACCAGATATAAATATTCGGAATCCGCATAACGTCCCACATTGCCTTTAAGTGTACTTCCTCGATACCTTTCGTAAGATTGCCGTCTTCGAGTTCGTCGTTCATCGGCTGTATGCTGCGTGCAAGGTCACTTTTTCCGCCCGCTTTCGTTGAACGGATAAGATATGGCGGGTCCGTTACGATTAAGTCCGCTTGCAAGCCTTGTTTCAGCATTTCTTCTATGCCGATAAGACAATCGATATTGTAAATTTCGTTTGTTTTAAGCACGTTTACCTCGCGTATAAAAGTTCTCCGTAATTACATTTCCGACTGTGATTTATGCATTTGCGACTGTTGTTTTTTTATCTCTGCAATCCGTTCCGGCGGAAAAAACCCATAAATGCCCTCCGGACGTTCGATACCCATTTGCCTGTATTCCGAAGCAAGGTCTTCTTCAACGTCGCGCAATTCGGGTTCGTCGTCGCGCAGGTCGTAATATCGCCATTTACCGTCCTTACCGAATATATACATATATTCGCACCAACTTCCGAGAGCGGTTTCAAGCGTGATTACTTTTGCGTCTATATCTTTTTCTCCACGTTCTCTGCCGTAGGCAACGACAACGTCGTCCTGTCTTTTATCGTAATCGAAAGAGTGAGGGAGACTTGGATCGGGAGTAATTATCGGACCGAGAGACGAAATATCTCCGAGCGCAAGCAGCGCGTCAACTCTTTTAGGAGTGGAATAGTGGTCTAACAGCATTGCGCCGTTGTATGTGAGATAGCCGTCCGAATGGCAATAGATGCCGTAATACGTGCCGTCCTGTTGTTCTTTACAAATTAAACTTCTTGTGCTCAATTACATTTCCTCCTGTTCTTCTATACTTTCGTAAGTTCCCGTTTCTTCATTAAAGCGAAATTCGTCGTCGCAGCCCCAAAGCCCGAAAAAGGTTTCATACGCTTCTTTGCTCCCGTCGGCAAAATGTTCTCCCTTTACGGGCGCGCCGTTTTCAAAAATGATATAGCCGGCATTGATACCGGGCTGTTCTTCGGCATATTCGTATTCAAATTTGCAATCGGGATGTTTGGCTGCAAGCATAGCCATTAGTTTCGGGACAGACGACCATGCAGTGTCGAAATAAATATCCGCTTTTCCCATATCGTTTATCTGCGAATGACAAGCGTTCCATTTCGTTCCCCAGTTGTCGCAACACCAGTCATACCAGTCAGTCGCTTTATATTTCGCGTAATTATCCAAAGCCTGTTTGCCGTAGGCGTTAACGTCCGCTTTTGTTTTGAAAAACAATTCTTTACTTTGAAAGTCGTGAAATTTCAGCATACCGTTCATTTCTTTTGTTATTTCGTCTTCCGTCATAACCAAATCTTTCCCGTATGCCTTTAAGAAAAGTTTTGCGTATTTGGTATAAGCGGGCGAATCTTCGAGCATATTGTTGATAAACAGTTTTGCGCAGGTCTTATTCACGCCTTGACTGAAAATATCCAGTTCTTTCGGCATAGGTAAAATTTTATTGAAATCAAATTCGTATCCGTATTCCGAGTCTTCGTCGTCTATAAGCATAGATTTCATGATTTCAACGGAATTTTCGCCTTTGATTGTTAAATGATTGCATACCCAGTTGGGCATTATGTCGTTCCTCCTTTTTTACGGCGATCACATACACGCCGAATTGTTTGCTACAAGTTTATCGAATAGAGCGGAATACTTGTCCGAAACGTAAGATTTCATTTCGCTTGCGAGTTTTTTCATACTTCCGTCGTAGCGAAATCCTCCGCAGGAATCTTCCACTTCGCCGTCAAGACCTTCGATAAGAAAGCCATACCACGCTCCGTTCAGATAATCGTTGTATTCTTCAACTTCTGCGGTCAGTTCTTTTTTTATTTCGTCTTCGGTAACGTCGGTATTGTTAAACCATTTTTGCGCGTCTTGTTTCGTGCAGTAAATAAAACCGAGTTGTCCGCTGTCCCAAGAGTCGTTAAAATCGTTGACAGACACGTATAACCCCGAATGATCGAGCAAATATACGGGCAGACAAACAAACATATCTTTTGCCGCCGCACTTTCTGCAAAATCCTGCGGAGTATCATACGGGTGGCTGTCTCCGAGCGAATATCGTCTGTGCCAGCAAAGCATTATTCCGAGATGGTCGCAGTCTGTGCGCGGATTCAACGGATTTTCGTCCGGAATGATTTTTAACGTGTATCCGTTCAGTTTGGTTTCCATAGGCATTTCACATCACGCTCTCGTTTTTCTTATAGTGTTTGAAACCGGTCTGTACGTGCGTGTACATTTCTCCTAAACTGTTGACGCTATGGTTTTGAAAATATTCCATAAGTCGATTTATCTGTTCTTCTTTCAGACTGACCGATTCGCCTTCATCGCCCGCGCCGACAAAAACAAGCGGTCCGAACAAAGCGTCTTTCCACTGCGGACGATAGACGTTGGGTTCGAGTCCTATCAACAACCCCTCGTCATTACAAAAACCGTAAATATCTTCCATATTCGGCAAGTCTCCCGCAGCAATACAGCCGCCGACGATATTCTGTAAAGTTTTAAGGTCATCGTCGATATTCACGACCTGTGCCTTTTTATACGGCTCTTTTACTACCGCGACTATTTTTTTCATTCTCTGCCTCCGTGTCGTTATTTCTTTTGCTTACGTAACGCTTATAGCGCAAAAGTTCTTTTTCTGTGGTATAGTAAGCCTGTTGAATACCTACGCCGATGATTTCTTTTACTGCGCTGCGTTCCTGCGGCGCGAGTTTTACCGTGCTTTCCCGCAATTTGCGGAGATTTTCCAAAAGTTCGTTTTTGGAAGAAAAGTCTATCGTTTCGATAATCGCTTTCAGTTCTCCGCCCATTACATCGTTACCTCCGTTTTCTTTTTCCCTTTGGAAGCGGGGGATTTAATGTTTTCCGTTTTTACGGGCTTCACTTCGGTAACTTTCGGCTCGGCTGCGGCGGTTTTCTGTTTGTGCAATTCGTAAGACAGTTTGTTTTCCACCGCCATAATCATTTTTTGCGAAACGGAACGTATAACGCCGATATTCCCCGCGAAGCGCGCAAAATCCTTCTCGCCGAATTTTGAAAAGTCCGGTTCGGTAAGTTTATCCGTTTTCAGTCCGAGCCTGTTTGCGACGATGTATGTAATCGCGCTCATTTCCGCGCCGTTCATTTCGGACGAACGAATACCGGTAAAATTCCGTCTGTCGCGGGTAAGCACGTTCGCGGCGGCGATTTGATTGATGAGCGTTTTCAGTTTCGCTTCTTTGTCGAGTGTTTTGCTGATTTCGATTATTCGACTTTCGGTATCGAGCCGCGATGTAACTTCTTTTCCGAGGGATTCGCTTTCGCCGAACTCAAAACCTTTAATCGTTCCTTTCAGAACGTCGGTTATAAAATCGTAGTTTTTGTCCAGAATTTCAGGCGTAATTTTCAAATCCCTTACGTCCTCGCCCTTTGTCTGACTTTCGTCAAAAACGTAATTTATACGATAGCCCGTTACTTTGTTGACCACGTTTTCGGTCGGTTGTCCGTTTTTATCGAAAACGACTTCCTTAGCAAACACGGGCGCAAGGATTTTAATTGATTTTTCGCCGGGCTTTATCGAACGCTTGCGGTAATTCCACGCGTTCATTCCTTCCACACGCGTAGCATCCGGTTTCGCCGCAAGAATAAGCATTTGATTGCGAAGAGAATAGTCGCCGAGCAAAATCATAGCGTCTATCAATTCGCGGTATTTTCCTTCCTTCAAAAGTTTTTCAAACGTTTCGTCAGCCTGTCTGATAAGGTTGTCCGTCACGTTTTTTGCCGTATTATCGCTCATAAATTAGATCTCCTTTTGTTGATTATTTTCGTCGAAAAGGCTTTCGACGTATGGCGTGGCTACGATTCGTATATTTGTCCGTTTTTCCGGCGAAGAAATCAGAAACGCAGAGCCGCGCGGGTTGTGCACGATATTCTCTCTTTCGGCGGCATTTATCTGTCCCGCTTTCTCATAAAGTTTGCAAAGTTCCGTCATATCATTAGGCGGTAAGGCGAATATAAGCGAGTATTGCGATACGTTGATAATCGCCATAGATTTACGCGCCGTTTCGGGCGTTCCCGCAAAGTCTTTGAGCGATTGCGTGATTACAATTTGCATTCCGCCGTATTTTCGGATACGCTTTGCAAGTTGAAACATAAAATCGAGCGCGACGGGATACCGCTCGTCCACAAATAAATGCGCCTCGTCAATTACTACCGCTATCTTGCGATTTGCTCCGTATTTAAGGTTGTAATCGCGGTTTTTTATGACTTCGTTTTCAAGCCATTTCAGAATAAGCAGCATTTGCGAGTTGGCGACCGTGCCGTTTCGGTTGGCTATCAGCTTCTGAAAGTTGAAGCACACGAAATCGGCGTCAGCGTTAAGGCTCGTAGGTCCGTTCCAAAGGTTGGAATATCTTCCGCCGCTACGGAATTTCGACAGATAGTTGGAAAGAATTTTATAACAGGAACGATTGTATTCGTCCGGTTCCGTCGATACCCGTTCGTCGGTGAGTTCCGCAAGGTCGTCGAACGTCGGATAATTCTCCGGTTTAAGACGCTCAAAACGGCTGTCTTCGTCTATGCCTTTTTTCGCGTAAACTTCGGTAGTCAGGCGATTCAAAAGTTCCAGACAATCGGGAGAAAGTCCGGGAATAGACGTTTTATAAAACTCTTCCAAAAATTGAAGGTGGGCGAAATAACTGTTTCGACTTCCGTCCTCGTTTTCATCGCCGAGCGATACTATAACGTGAAACGGATTTACTTTTCCAAACTTCGCCGAAGCGACGTCGAGCATTTTCCCGTTCAGGTTTTCGGTCAGTTTTGTGTATTCGTTTTCGGGATCGAGAATATAGATTTTTGTTCCGCAAGAGGCGAGATGCGTAAGCAGCGTTTTCGTGGCGTAACTCTTACCGCTACCGGACTTGCCGATAACTACAATATTGCTGTTAACGAATTCCGAATCGCGTTTGAAAAAATCCACGAATACGGGCAACCTGTTCTCTCCGAGAAGTAGTCCGTTTTCGTCTATAACCGCATTGCTTACAAACGGAAAACAAGCGGATACGGAAGTTGCCTGTATCCCGCGTGAAATCTTTACTTTGTCGTATTCGGTTACGGTAGATGTCAGATAAACGTCGGTTTGTCTCCCAAACATTTCGTTTGCGGAAAATCCGTTTTCACGCAGTTTAGCCCGAACCCGTTTTTTTACGTCGGCTTTGCCGTTTTCGTCGTATGCCGTAATGATAAAAGTTACGTCAAACAAAGTTTCGTTATCGTTTTGCAATCTTACGAGCAACGCGGACAACGTTTCTACGTGCGTTGTGTTGTCTATAACCTTGCTGGCTTTGCCTTTTTTGCGTGTGGAAAGTTCTATAATCGCATTATCGATACGGCGAATTGCCTTGCTTTTCTCTATGGGTTTGAGTTTCATAACGACTTTTGTGCCGGGAATATCAAACAAGTCCTCACCCCAAGCGTTACTTACTTTGAGCGGATAGCCGCATACGACAAAATGCGAAAGTTTCTTTTCGTCCTGCAACGTACCGTTTAGTCTGAATTTTACGTTTACAACTTCTCCGTTCTCCGCCTGAATTCCATAGGAAAGACGAATAAATTCTTCAAGTTCGTCGTTACCGAGAATATTCGTTTCGATACTGCCTGATTGCAGGATTTGTTTCATATACGCAAGCGTATCTTTCAACGCGGTAGGCGATTTATCGTGAACGGCTATGTAGTATGCGCTGTATGTAACGCGACTTTCGCTGTTGAGTGTGTCGATAAGCGTTATTCTGTCTTCGATTACGTTCAATCGTGATACGTATTCGTCGTGCGTAATCAAACCGTTTTCTTCGGCGGCAATCAGGTCTTCGATACGGTCGAGTTCGGCTTGCAGTTGTTTGTTCAGATTGAGTTCTTTATCGAGTTTGACGATTTCCGCTTCCTGTGTTAGATTGACGGTACCGAGTGCATTTGCCAAAATTCCGTCGATAAGATAATTTTGTTTGCCGCCGGCGAGCAATCTGAATTCGATAGGCTTGATTTCCACCACGCCCGTATAAGAGCCGTCTTTATTTTTGATAAGTTCGTTTTCAACCTTTTCGTAAGGCGTGATACTATCAATCGTCGCGCCGTCCTTACCGTTTTTCGTGTAACGTTTTCGTCCGAACAAATGACGGAACATATAGACGACCGACATATAAATTCTTTCGTTGCCTATCGATACGAAAAGCGGGGCAAACACGCATACGATGCCGAGAGCAAGCAGATATTTGAAAGAAAAATTGCTTGCAAGAGTTATTGCGACGAGCGCAAGCCCCGTTAAGCCGAGAAATATATCCGGTAGGGTAATGCCTTTATAGAATTGTAATTTTACTTTTGTGTTGCGCGGTATAAGCCTCATTCCGCTTTATCCTCCTTTGCTTTGTCGGTTTCTTTCGTTTCGTGTTCCGCGTCCGTTTTATCGTCTTTCGCGTTTTCGGTCGCCTTGTCTTCCGCTTTTTTCACAAAATCCGCGCGGTTAACGAAAGTTGTTCCGGCAATTACGTTTCTTACACGGGGAATAAAGTTTTTACCCGCCGTAATGGCGCCGCCTTGCAAAAGGTCTTTCATTACTCCGACGGGTAGCGTAGCAAGTCGCAACGCACCTTTCGCTGCATTTCCGATTGCTTGCGCCTTTGTCGGTTTTGCCGCCGTATCACTTGTAGCCGTCGCTTGTCGGACGTTGTGTCTGTTCCTTTGCGTGTGAATTGCCGAAGAAACATTATCGAAAAAGCCCGCTCCGCGTTTTTTGTTGGCAAGAAAATCCGTCCCGCCGATAAGCATACCTGCGGCAACACCCGCCGTTCCCGTAACCGCTTTTGCCATATACGCGCCCGTCTGAATGTTGGCAAGCAACTGTTGCGCTTCTTGTCCGCCGGCGTTGTTTCCGGTAAGCTGGGCGATTACCATATTCGCTTTCGTAACGGCAAACGCGCCGCCGATTACGAACAATAACTGCACGATTCCGTTTTTGAAATTGCTGTCAAAGAACGCAATCCCCGAAATTTTGGGTATGATAAGAAAAAACAGATTCATTGCAAGCACGATACCGTAACAACCGAGAACTTTTGAAATCATCATTTCCCGCCAAAGTTTGAAACGCTGTCCGTCGTCAAGCGGAATAGTAGATACCGAAACGGGTGAAACGATATACAAAAGAACGATATCGAATATCCTTTGAATAAATGAAATCGTACTGAGAACAAACATAACGAGTATCACGAGAGCACTTGCAAGCCCTACGAAAAAGTTCATATCCGCAAGTTTGTAATACTGCGTGACTGCCGAAAGATTATTGTAGTCGAGTTGTCCCGTTATAAACATCTGTTCTATCGAAGCACGCGAACCTGCTGGACCTATGTAAGCGTCGTATCCGCTCGTTACGAGTATTTGACCGCCGAGCGAAACGTGCGTGCTTCCGGAAACGGCTGCACCCGACATGCTCGCGTTGATTCCGCGCATTACCACGTTCGTGAGAGTGATCCCCGCAAGCAGAACAAACGGCACGATTAAGAACGTAATAAAACTTTGCAGAGATTTTGCTACGATTTGTCCTTTCGTTTTTTTATGTTGCGGATCGGCGGCTTCGCTTTTAACAATAGCGACGCCGACGAATATAAACAACAGAATTACGCCAACGAGAAATACGCCCAAAAATGCGTTTCTAACGCCTTCCGTTGTCAGAAAATATGTCAGCAAATCGCTCTGCTCTCCATCGATTTTCACCGTTTCTATTCCTACGAGTTTCAAGAAGATTTCACGAATAAAATCTATAATGTAACAGATGCTCTTTTGAAGAACGTATAACAGTTCGTAAAACCATCCGAAAAACCAGTCCATACTTTGCCTCCGTTACACTTGTTTTTGTACCCAACTTTGCAAAATAGGCATTGCTATTTTCAAAGCGACAATCAGAACGAATATAATCAGAAACCCTATAATCGCCCCGATTAAATCTTTTTTTGCTTTCTCTCTGGAATTCTGTTCGTCGCTTTTTGCGATTTTCAGTCCGAGAAAGATACAATAAATCGTTCCAACCGCGCCGACAATGGCTATACATGGCCATAGAAGCGCGTTTATAACTTCGAGTATGGGCGCTATCACGGGTGAAAAATCCACGCCCGCTGCCAACAAATTTTTGTTGAACCTCATATTACCTCCTGTGTTTATAGTGTAAAAAACGTAGTTTTATGAAAAAGAAAGCGGGTATCCCGCTTGTCTTAAAGAGCGTGTTTCGGTCGGGCAAAACGTCCGACTGAATCACGCCTTATCCTGCTTGGAAAAATAGGTCTGTTTTACCCGTTTTTGAGTCAGTTTTATCATTAAATTCAAGTTTACCTTTTGTTTCAAAAAGTGTTTCGCCACCTGCCGCCCAACCATTTTCCCGAAATCGGGAAAATGGTCTTTTCATAAGCAGCATAGACAAATTTACAAGGCAAAACGCCTTTCATATTTTTAAGCCTTCTTCTTGCCGAATTTACCTTTCTTTCTCATTAGAACAATGAGAATTGCCATACCCGCAATAAACATAATACCTATAATAATTAGCGAAACAGCGCCGGAATTCATAGAGTGCAGAATTTCAAAGGTATATTCCGTAACGTTTCCGCATTCGTCTGTAAGAATTACTTTGTAAACGCCTTCTTCGGTGATAACGTCTCCGAGCGTGTAAGAGATTTCGGCATTGTTTTTATACACTTTCATTTCTGCTTTTTCGCTTAAATCCGAAAGAGCAACCGAACCTTTCGTCGAACCGCCGTTTTCTACGCCCGTAAGCGTAAGAGTCGGAGCCGTGCCGTCAACCGTTACGATAAAGTTATATACTTTGCCGTTTACCACAACGCCGACCTCGTAAATGCCGTCGTCGAGCAGTTCCAAAGTTCCGTAGTTAAGACGTCTTTCTTCTCCGTTAACGAGCACCTTTTCAAAGCCCGGAATATCGTCGAAATTGTGAGAGAAACTCTTTGCGAGCGGTTTCACGATTTCAAAAAAGATTTCTTCTACATTACCAAGTTTGTCCGTTAAAACGAGCGTATATTTTGCCGGCGCGGTAATCGCTTCGCCGAGAATATATTCTATCTCTTCGCCGTCTCTCGTAAGAAAAACGGATACGCTTTCGTTTGCCGTTACCGTTACAGAGTTTGCAAGTCCGTTAGAGTTAACGTCGATAGCAAAATCGACATACTTGTCTATACCGAAAGTTACTTCTGTTTTGTTCCCCGCAAGGTCGCGAACGACAAGAGCATACGAACCGCTTTCGGTGATTGCGGTATCAGAAAGATAAACGCCGAGCGAGCTTCCGTCTTTGAAAAGTTCTGCGGTGAGAGTGTCTTCGGTAAAGATAACTTTTACGTCCCTATTTACCGTTTCGCCGTTATTCGCACCGTCAATCTTTACAACGGGATTTACCGTGTCGATTGTAAAGGAATACGTCGCTTTGTATCCGTCAAAATTCTCAAAGGTAACGGTATAAATGCCGTCATCGCTTAAATCGTCGCCGCTTGCGTATTCGATAACTTCTCCGTTTTTGCGAACCACTACCGTCGCTTCGTCCGTCCATACAAAAGATACCGTTCCGTTGGTATAGCCGCCGTTTTCAACGCCGTTCAAAGCGCAGGACGGTTCGGGCTGGACATAGGAAATCTGCCCGGTTACGGAATCGATTCCCGTGCGGAATTCATCGGTAACGATTACTCGGTAAATACCGCTCGTTCGGAAAGCATAAAAAAGCCTGTCGGTAGAAACGGCGTTGCCGTAATCGTCTTCGTTTATAATTCTCCACGTTTCGCCGTTGTCGGTTGATTTCAAAATTTCAAGCGTCTGAATATTTGATTCCTTGTCCGCACTTTCGGTTACGGTAATTTCGAGTTTTTTACCGTCCGTGTTTTCAGTAAAAACTATTTTCGGCGCATTGCGCGAAATAACAAGGGTAAAGGATTCCGAAAACCCGAAATGGTTGACGGCTTCTACCATATACGATCCGCTTGCGGAAAGGGTAAATGTGTCGTAAAGATTGAGATTGCTGAGTAGAACGCCGTTCTCGTCATAAACGTTGAACATAGCCATTTCGTCGAAATCGTCGCTGATCGAAAGAATAATTTCATCTTTGAAATAGTATGTTCTGTCGAACGTTACAAGGTTAGGCGAACCGTCTTCGACCGCATAATGAATGTTCGGCGCTCTGCGAATAACGATAATTTCGTAATCACAGGAATTTCCCCACGAATCCGATACTGTGGCGACGTGTTTTCCTTCTCCTTCGTAAACCGAACCTACAAAAGTTTCGCCGTCTATCAAGACGCCGATATTGCCGCCGAATTCTATATATTTTGAGAGAATAACTTTCGCGTCTGAGTATTCAAACAAATTTTCGCCGTCAGCGATGGTTGCGGGTTCTTTTTCCCAGAAGAAATAATCTTTAATGCCTATCGCGGCATATTCGGCAATGACTTCGTTTAAGCGTGCTTCGGTAAAGTAAGCGACTTCCTCGTCGGGACTGCCTGACTTTTTATAGATAAAGTAGGATCCGTTTTCGGCGTTAACGGCGTCGATTGCGTCCATAGCGATACCCGTATCCCACGTTTCGTTATTCCATACACCTGTGCGAACAAATCCTCTTTCACGAAGTTTTGCAAAGGCAAACGCCGCATCGTAAGAAGAAAAAGCGTAATTATTTCCTTTTTCGTCAGGGGCTTCAAAATATTCTTTTTGGAGCGTTTCGGTTAAAACGTTGCGTTTTTCGGACACGAATTCCGTTTCCCATACGTTACCTGCGGCGTCGGTGCAGACAATTTTATATACGCCTGTGTCGATGGTATAAATCGTCGAACCTTTTACGTAAGGTTTGCCGTTTACGGTTACGCTTCTTACGGGCGCGTAAACATCGGGACTGCCATCCGTCCAAGTGATAACGACGTCTCCGGTTGTGACGTTTTCCGCAAGGTTTGAAAGAGTAAGCGGTTTTTTAGTGCGGTCGATAACGACGGAATAAAATCCCGTACTGTTGCCTGCACGATCAACACCGTAAAACACGTATTTACCCGACTTGTAAAATTCCGCTCCCGATGCGTAGGACACGAAAGAAGTTCCGTCCGGAGTTTTTACGTAACAAGTTTCGCTGCATACGAATTTAATATGTCCGCCGTTTGTGTAGCCATTGTTATCAATAGGCTTATCGTCAACGTAAAGCATAGCGGACGGAATTTGTCTGTTCAAGGTAATTGTATAAGTCACAGACTGATTTCCTGCTTTATCCACCGAATAGAACGAATAAACGCCTTCTTCCGTAAATTGAGTTCCCGACGTATAGGAAACATAAGACGTTAATGACGGCTTCTTTACGTATGTAGCCGAAAGACCTATAACGTCATAAGGCACGAATTTAATGTAACTTGCGTTCGTTGCTCCGCCGTTCTGTATTACAGAAGAACCGCCGTAAAGAATGCCCGTCGGTTTTGTTTTGTCGAGAGTAATAGACACGGTAGCCGACTGATTGCCCGATTTATCAACAGAATAAAAAGAGTAAGAGCCTTCGGTTGCAAGTTGCGTGCCTGACGAATATGCCGCATAGTAACTTGCGCCGGGCATTTTTACGTAGCAATTCGCTATTCCCGAATGAGAGTCCGTAGCCACGTACTTGACGTAGCTTGCGTTTGTATAGGAACCGCTGCTCATTGCCGTCGTTCCTCCGTAAAGAGTGCCGACAGGCAGTATCGCGTCGTAATACACCTTGTATTCTTCGGAATAGTTGCCGGCTTTGTCAACGCAACGGAAAGCGTACCAGCCGTAGGAGTCCGAGAGCGTAGTGCCGGACGAATAAGACGTCCAAGACGAAGAGCCGGGCTTTTTTACCTGATAATATGAAACACCGCCCGTATCGGTAGCAGTATATCTGACAGGCTTATTCGTGTACTCGCCGTTTTGGACGGTATAGCCGGCAGAATTGACAACCTTGCCTACGGGAGCAATCGTGTCGAGATAAATTCTAACGGTTTCGTTATAGTTGTCGTAATAATCCTCCGCGTAGAAATACCACCAGCCGTTATTGTAAGAGGTTGCGCCGACGGTATAGGTAGTGTTGTAGGACGACGAATAACTCGAAGCAGCGGGAGATTTATAGAGAATACGCCACGGTTTGTAGTCTGTAACGGAATAAGTGATTTGTTTATTCGTATATGTGCCGCTACTTACTGATGTCGTTCCTGCTTTCAAAGTGTAAGACGGTCCGGTTTTATCGATTACAAACCTATACGTATAGGTGTACTCGGCGGTTGCCCAAAGAAACGTGTTGTGTTTGCCTTTATAGGTCAAAACGTATTCGCCGTCGGGCAATGAACCGGAATAGAGCGTCATATCTTCTTTGCCGGAAAGCGAACGACTTGAATAGGTGGAACCGTTTCTTGTCAATCTGAAAGAAATGTGCGAATTGATGTCCGTTACGTCGATTTTTATATAGACGTAATTCCAGTTTAGTACCCTGTCGTTATACGCCGTTCCCGTACTGCCGTTGACAGACGAAGCGTGCATATAGATTCGGTATTTATCCATATATCCGCTGACGGAACCGTTGCCCACGTCATAGGAACCGCTGGTCGTGAGAGTCGGCGAAGTGTATGTAGCCGCCGATGCGGTGGTAGCGGTTGACGCGAAAAGCGCGCAAAACAATGCCGATAGCGTCAGAACAAAGAACAAAAGTCCTTTCAATGTGTTGCGTCTTGTTTTTGTTTTCAAGGTTTATCCTCCTGTTTAATGATTTCGTGCAGCCCCACCCGAATAATTGAGTTGGAGCCAGTTGAGTTTTTTGTATAAGTTTTCAAACGTGTCGATAAGGTGATCCTGATTGAGCGCGGTCGCGCGCTTTGCAGCCTCTTCGAGTATGGATTTCGCTCGTAAAAAGGCTTGCTTATCGATAAGGTTCAGCAGTTCGATTTTTTCTTCATCGGATACGATTTCAGAATTGAAAGAACGTTCTATTTGCTCCTTAACGTATTCTTTCACCCCGTCCATTTGCCGAACGATATTCATACCGCCGTTTCCCGCAGGTCGTCTCGGCGGGCGTTTTGGTATGACGATTTCGTTACGCCGTTTCATATTGTAAAAAACTTTGCCTTCGTCGAAATATCTGCCGACGTTCAGTCTTTGCGTTGTTTTTTCAAGAGTATAAACCGAACAAGAGTAACTCGGAGTATATTTACTCATTACGGGCATATATCCGAATACGGTAACGACGGCGTTCCCCATATTTCCGGGACGATTGAGTTGTGCGAGTTCAGACGGATAAATAAGCGGACGCTCTTTTATGGAAGCGTTGCTGTTTATATCGTCCGCTTTCACCGTGTTGTATCCGACGTTACGAGTTATAACGGTATAGTTTCCGCAGCGTTTCGAGTATTCTTCGATGGTTTTGGGATCAGACGTGCCTATGAAAATCTGAATATTGCAGTTACTTCGGATAATGTCGGCAGACTTCTCGTCGTAAACTTTCGCAAGTTGGGCGTAAGACTGAATTACAAGGCACAGCCAGATATTACGGCTTCGTCCTACCGTTACCATTTGTTCGAGTTTATGAACGGCGGGTAAATTTCCGAATTCGTCCATAAGAAAATACACGCTTCGCGGTAAAGAAAGATTGTCATATTCGCTTGCTTTTGCTACGAGTTCTTTATACGCCTGTAACATTACCATTGCCGCAAGCGTATGTCTCGTTTCCTTTTCGTCGGGAATTTGCAAAAACAACGCAATCGGTTTTTCAGCCATGTCCGCAAAGGTTATTTCGTTTGCCGACGTCAAAGAGCATAGCGAAAGGTCCGCAAACATATTGAGTTTATCGAACATAGTTGACAGATACGAACCGCGTGTTTTTTCCGCCGAATCGAGTACCTGTTTGGAAAGAGACAACGCTTTCGATAAATCGCCGCGACCTTGAAAATAACGTATCAGTTCCTCGCAATCGTTTTCGGTATTCGTGGCTATTTTCGTAAGATTGTAAAAATTGAATTTATCTACCGTCATACCGAGTTCGGGATTAGCCGAATCTTCAAGCATTGCTATGGCGATTGCCAGAATAAAATTCTTTGCGCCGCTTTCCCAGATAGGTTCGTTTTTATTCGTTATAGGACATAGAACTGTAATCATATCGTGCAAATCCTCGTAAACCTGATCATATATTTGCTGTTTTTTGACTTGCACGGCAGAATCGAGTTCGTCGGGTTCGTTGTAAGCGTGTCCGTCGAAAATATACGTTCCGTGTTCCTCGTCAACCGTAATTTCATTCTCTAAATGCAACATTCTTTGATACATTAAAAACGGGCGTTCGAGCGGATTCCACTTTATACTGTTGAACGGATTCCTTAAATCGAGCACTTTGACTTCATAGCCTTTATCTCGTAAGGATTTTGCATGCAGAGCGTACAATTCTCCCTTCGGATCCGACAACAGCATGGACGGTTTGGATTTGCTCCGGGACAGTACCTGCACCGTGGGATTGATAAAGGTTGTGGTCTTACCGGAACCGGTTGTTCCGATGATGAGTGTATGGGCGTTCGGGGCGAAATTGACATATAATTTTTCTTTCTCCTGTTGAATTTTTATGGGAATACCGACGATTTCTTTTTCGGACAATTCGCCGTATTCCATTCTCGTAAAATTTTCGTTTATCTCTTTTTCCGTCTGGAATCTCGCTTGTTCGAGATTGACGTCGATTCGTTTATCTCCTTTGTTTCCGCGCATAACGTTTTTACTGTTAAACAGCCAAAAATGCTTATAGTAGTAGAACAAAACAATAAGTAATGCTACAAGGCACAAAAGCCCCGTATAAAGAAACGTCCTGCCGTTAAACAGCAGTCTTATATCGAATCGGAACACAAAACCGTGTGAGATAAAACAATTAAGCACAAAGCCGAATAGATAACACAACAGAACGATTATTCCGCATATAACGAGAATTTTCTTATTCGATTTCGTATAGCATTTCCTCCTTTATGATTTCGTTTTCGGTGTCACGTTCGCGAATTTTCTCGTAATACTCTTCAAACGCTTCTTGCGCTTCGTGTTCGATTATGGCGTTAAGTTTAGCGCAATAGGCGATAAGCCCCGTGCGGACGCCTCGACGGATACGCTTGTTTGCAAGACGGGATTTCGCTGGTTTTAACTTGCCTTTATACACACGAAGAGAGTTGAGAACCTGATTGCCGAGCCTACGGTATAAATCGTCCATATATTTGTCCGATATGAGAAACCTGTCCCATTGTTCGGGTTTGATTTTCAGATTCGAGAGTATGCGCATCGTATCTTTGTCTTTGTCGGATATAACACGGCAAAAATTTACGTAGGATTCGTAAGTATTCCTGTCCGAACGGATTACACAGTTGATTATCTCTTGTATCTGCGGTCTGAACGGCTCGATATTTTTGCTGTCGTATGATAATCTTCCCGTAGCGGGTAACGTTTCAAGCAGTCGAAGCATAAGCGTCTGTATTTCGCGGTTGTAGCGTAGCGGGCTTTGCGCCGAAAACAACACGTTCTTCGTCGATTCCGTAAGTTGCTTTCGGGCAAGTTTCAGTTGCGCCGTCGAATCCGTAAGTTTTTGTTCTGCGCGCAATTTGAACTGCTCTATGCTGTAATAAGGCAATTTCCCGTTAGAAAAATGTCGATTATTACTTCGAGCACGGTATTTCATAGGCTCTTTTTCAAAAAACGAAAAGTGTATGTGTCTGTTATCCGTATTTTCGTGTAGTCCCGCATACCAAATTACGTTTTTCGGATCAAGCCCTGCAGATTTCAAAAACCGCGGGAATTCCGTTTTCATCATTCGGTAGGCGGATTCGTAATCGTTGCAATACAGATTTCCGAATTCTTCGGTAAACGACATAAACCCGTGCCAAATTACGCTTTTTGTTTCGCTTAAAGCCTTTTTTATGCTTTTCCGCTGTTCTTTCGTAAGTAGTCCGTCAGCATTAAACACTCCCGTGCTTTTTTCGGAATTACCCGAATAGTCCACGTAATCGAGCGGTTTTTTCGAGCCGTCCTGAACGTAGTCCACGTAATTATATTTAGAGTTCTTGCACGAATAAAATCGCCGTTTCGCGCCGTATTTTTCTTCGCGGAGCGGATTCTTCGCAAGGGCTTGTTCGTTGTCTAAAAAATAAATCTGACAGACTACGTTCGGCGAACTCATTTAAGCCCGTAGGTGTTTTTTAGATTAACGATTATCTTCTCAAATCGTTCGGGTAAATCGTCGTAAAAGCCCGCGTCGGCGTTACGGATGGTTGCCGTTTCTTCTCGGTGCATTTCTTGCAGTTGCTTGTAAACGGACGACATAAGACGTTCCACCACGCGCTGATTGACGTAAAGCGATTTGAATTGCGTGTATATGTATTTTGAAACGGCGTCCAGAATTTCGTAAATTTCCCGCAAGGTATCGGCGCATTCGGGCTTCGGTCCGTCGTCAACCACAGAGGGGTGTTCGACAGGTTTTACGTTTTCCTGCTTTTGCATTTCTAACAAACCGAGTTTAACGAGTTCTGTGAGAAATTCGTTTTTGTTGCGGAATCGTTTGCTGTGTTTTTCGTGCATTTTACCGATTGCAGACACGAGTTCGGTGTCGTAAAGGCGCAGCGTGTGCTGTACTTCAAAATTTTTCATTTTTTATCCTCCAACGGGTTTTCTATGTTCATTGCTTTCCAGTCGATATAATGTTGCGCAACTTCGGCTTTGAAAAAGCGAATAAATCTGCGTGACGTATGTAAACCGACGGGTTCGCCGTTCAACATTTTTTCTACTTCGGTAGTCTCGACGTCGAGAATGGCGGCGAATTTCTCTTTGGATAGGTTTTTTGTTTCCAAAAAGCGTTTGAGTTTTTCTTTTCTGACTAACATTTGTTTTGTCCTCCTGTTCGGTTGAAAATTTTATCCCTACACCTATCGGGGAATAAGCGGGGGTAAAAAGTAAACCACTTTTATTGTTTTTCTCAAAAATTCTTCAAAATTTTTTTGACGGCGTTCTCCAGATGGTGCTGAACAGCAACTTTTGTAATGTTCAGAACTTTTGCGATTTCCGTTTTAGACATTCCCACATCGTAGTAAAGTCGCATGATTTGTTTTTGCCTGTCCGTAAGGAAATCCGATAGGGAAATAAGGCTGTATTGCTCGTTCTCCTGTTCTATGAGCTGCTCCAACGGATTCGGGCAGGTTTTATCTTCAAATTCATAACCGTTATCCGCCAAACCCTCGTAAGACAGTCTGCGCTTACGGCGTTTCTTTTCCCGTTCTTCCTGCCGTTTTCGCTCGTCCTCCAACAGTTCGTATTGTAGTGCAAATTCGTCCGTTACTTCGATTTCTTCCGTATGTCCGTCTGCAAAGGTGTAGTTGATTTTTGCCATTTCCTTAATACCTCCTAAAAGCGTCAAGGTTTATGCCTTGCGCTTTTAAGGAGCGGGAAACGATTATCACAACCCCCTTAATCCAAAAAAGTTTTAAGTTTTTTCAAAATCTTCGCCATTCGGTTTTGTATCGCCTGATAACTCACGCCTCGCGGATTACCGCAGTTTTTCATATCCGACATTATGGACGACGATATCGCCGCTCCCATCGGGCTTGAAAATAAAAAACTTCTGTTGTTCGACGATTTTATATGTTGGGACGAAGGCTGCTATATGGGCGAAGTGAGCAAAGAAGTGATAAGCCAAATGCGCAAAAGTAATTAAGCGAAAATCCGCACCTCAAAATACGGACAAAAAACGGAAAATGTCGTAAACGAAGAATAGCGGTGATTCGCCAAGCGGGTTAGCGGCGAACACCGCTTTCGTTACGCTTCCGTTTTCCGTTATTTCGGTCGGTTCGGTTAAGTTTAGGCGTGACTTGTCTTCGGCGAGGCGCAGCCGAGCCGACTTGTATCAAGACAAGCCACGCCTAATTGCTAACGTCGCAAAATCCTTGCGAGTTTGAACATAAAAGCGTTTCCGTTTTACAACCTGTCAAGCCGTTGATTTTTGACGTATAAAATGGTATAATTGTTTTAACAAATCGGAACTGGACGAACTGGTAATCAGCCTGAATTTTTGATATTCATCGTCTATGACGTTGTAATAAATACAACTATGAAAGGGGTGGTTCATTATGAAAAATAATAATTTGGGTGTGTGGAGGAAACACGGTAAATAATCCTCAAAAACTAATTATGGAGGATACAAGATGATATTAGAAACATTACTTCCTCAATTAGAATTTCAATCTATCATTGAGGATGCAGTAAAGCAAAAAATGATTAAAAGTAGGCGGAAAGTTGAAGAAATCGCAGCAACTGCCTACAGTAGCAATGATTTTGATTTTTTGCTATGCAAGCGAATGCCACTAACTCGCTTGGTGGTAGTTG